CGCTTCTGGAACTGACCGAGGAGTACAAGGACGCCCGGGAAGCGGTGCAGTTCATTCAACAGATGCCGGCGAACACCGACATGTGGCAGATCATCGAGATGCTGGAAGGGTGGTTCGACAAGGCGACGGGTCTGTCGGAACTCATGTACGGCCAGTCGAACCGGCAGTACCGCTCGGCCGCGGAAGCCGAGATCAAGAAGGACCAGGCGAACATCCGCCCCGAGGACATGGCGAACCGGGTCGAGGACTGGCAATCGCTCATCGCCCGCCGGGAGGCGTTCGCGAGCCGGTGGCACCTTCAGGGCAACGACGTCATGCCGTTCCTTGGCAAGCCCGGCGCCGCCCTCTGGCAGATGCTTGTGGTGAATCAGGATCCGGCGTCGATGCTGTACGATCTTCAATACCGGGTCGAGGCCGGTTCGATCCGGAAGCCGAACCGCAGCCGGGACGCGGAGAACGCGACGGCACTCATGCAGAACGTCATGCCGATCGCCATTCAGTATTTCCAGATGACCGGGAACATCGACGCGGTGAACCAGATTCTCGCCCTCTGGAAGAAGTCGATGGACATCGATCAGTCGCTCGTCAACTTCGCCCCGCTCATGATGCCCGGCATGGGGCCCACCCTGCCGCCGGGTGCGCCGGCCCCGGAACCGGGCAAGGGCGGCGCCAAGGGCGGCACACCCCAACCCGCGATGGCCGCGTAGGAGTCTTCCTTGAAGTGCGCGCACATGAACTTCGCCGCCGAAGTGGACGTCAACCGTATCCAGATGGGCGAAGGCGGTCCCGTCGAACGATGGCAGGCCGACGTGCGGATAAAGTGCGTCGAGTGCGGGACGCCGTTTCGATTTATCGGATTGCCGGCCGGATCGGACCTCAACGGCGCTTGCACGTCGGTCAATGCCGAGGAGGGGCGTTTCGCGGTGGCACCAAGAGGCGAAGTTCTTTCCGCACTCGACGAGGACGCACCGGTAGGATTTTCCGTCCGCAGGGTCGTTTAGGAGATCGACATGCCGCTGTACGCCTACGAATGCCCCCGGTGCGACGTCGTCTTCGAGAAGATGGCGCCGATGGCCGGGGCCGCGCTGCCCCAGACCTGCCCGGACTGCGGGATCCACTCGCCGCGGAGGTTTCTTCCACCGGCCTGTGTGTCGGACTGCACCGTCTACAACTCCGAAGCCACCGACTTCGGCCGACAGTTCAAGTCCGAGGCGATGAGGGAATTCCATCTCGCCCAAGCCAAGAAGCACGGCGTCAACGTCACGGGCAAGGTGTACGACCCGCAGTTGGCCAGCTTCCCCGGCGATCCGAAGGCGTGGGTCGGGTCAGACTCCGACGTCCGCCAGGTGGCCGAGCACCGCAATCTCGGGATCAAGGGGAAGGTGAACGTGAAGGCCAAGGGCGACGTCAACACCGACACCCCGAAGGCCGGGATCTCGGCGAAGAACGTCCGGGAACTCGTCCACGAACGGATGGTCGTCGACCCGGGGCAGAAGGTCTCGCGGGTGGTCGAGGACGTCGTCAACGCGCACGCGCCACGGAACGGGAAGCGGATCATCAAGGCCAAACGCCGTTTGCTATCAAAGTGAGAGCAAACTATCCCGAGGACGAACCGTGCCCGCAAATTCCCTGATGGCTTACTGCGATCTGGTCGACTCGATCATTGCGTACTCGGGCCAGAATCCGAACACGCAGAACACCCAGAACGCGAACCGGGCGGCGGTTGCCGCGTACCTGGGGATCGTGCGGATGCACGATTGGTCGTTCTACAAGCGGATGTTTTCGATCCCGACGAACACCGGATACTCGACCGGGACCGTCACGTACGACCACACCGGCGGGGCGACGTGCGAGCGGCAGATCACCTTGACCGGCGGATCCTTCCCGACGTGGGCCGCGTACGGGTACGTCCAGATCGCCATGAAGACGTACCAAGTCCAGAAGTGGTTCTCGACGTCGGTCATTCAACTCGCCGAGTTCAACAACCCCGGGGCCGACATCACCGACCCGCAGGCGTACCAGATGCCGCGGGATCTCTACCCGCTTCCGCCCGACTACTTCGAGGCGTTCAACGCGATCGTCCAGCCGTCGGGCCAGAAACTCGAATACGTCCCGATCGCGCAATGGGCGTACGGCCGGGACTACTACCTGAATCAGAGCTACCCGTTCATCTTCACGGTCACCCAAGATCTGACCGTCCCGCAGCGGCAGGCGGCGCGGTTCTACCCGGCCCCGAACGGCGAATATTCGATCCTGTTCAGCTACAAGGCGGATCTCGTCAAACCGCAGTACCGGAAGGTGGTCGACGGCGACGTGACGATCGTTTCCGGGAACTCGACGGTCAACGGCAACGGGACCGCGTTCGAATCGGGAATGGCCGGGACGGTGCTGCGGGTGAGCAAGGGGGGCAACACGGCCCTCCCGACCGGCATCGAAGGCGACAATCCCCCCTACTTCGAGGGGGTGATCGATTCGGTCACCGACGGGACGACGCTCGTCCTTCAGACCGCCCCCACGGTATCGGTCAACCGCGGGAAGTACGTGATCTCCTCCCTCTTGGACGTCGAGCCCAACGCCACCCGCGAGTACGTGTTCCGGGAGTGCCAGCGGCAGTACCGGACGATGGCCCGGGTGCCGGCGATCGCCGGGGAGGCCGCGGACTGGCAACGGTGTCTCAACCAGGCCAAGGACGCCGACGACCGGTACGCCGGGTACAAGGCGTGTTCCCCGTGGCGTCCGCTCTTGACCATCTTCGACGTTCCCTCTCTCCCGTACTCCACCAGTTGAGGACGCGATGATTAACCAGGCCCTTTCCGACCTTCTCTACAGTCACTTTCACGCGATGGGCCAGAAGGAGCGGAACCAGTTCGCCGGCCAGATCACCGACATCATGAAGCCGGGCGAACACAAGATCGGGGACCAGACGATCGTGGTCGTCGAACCGGTGCAGGAGGACGGGTGGATCCGCTATAACGTGTACGAGAGACCCCCGAAGTGAAACCAGATCCCAAGGGCGTAGCGGCGATCGACGACTGGCCCGGGTTGTACACCAACTCGGGCCCGTCGACCGGCGGACGCCCCGCCGGCACGGCCGAAGTCCAGAACAACGTGCAGGCGACGAAACCCGGCGAGCTTGCGACGCGCCCCGGCCTTCAACCCGTCCGGTTCGACGAGGAGGAAGAACCTCCAAGTCCGCCGCCCCCTCCCGTACCTCCCGTCCCGCCGGTCCCACCCCCCGCTCCGACACCCGTGACTGACTTTCCGATCGGGATCCCCGGCGGTCAGCAGGCGTTCGGCTACGCGCGGGACACGGACAACGACTACGAGTTGTACGACCTCGACTCGGACACCCCGAACGACTTCCCGGCCTCGACCGTGAAGTTGATGACGGCCCACTTGGCGATCGGGTACAAGAGCGGCGTGCTCGACACCGAGACGGTGACGATCACCACGGCGGACGTCACGGATCCGTTCGGCGGCGGTTCGACGTCCGCCGGGTTCCAGGCCGGCGACATCGTGACGTGGCGGGGGTTGCTCCAAGGGTTGCTGATCGCAAGCGGGTTCGACGCCGCCCAGGCGATCGCCCGGGTGATCGGGAGCGACGGGGCGGGTGCCGGCGGCATGGCCGCGTTCGTCGCCACCATGAACACCGAAGCGACCATTCTCGGCATGACCAACTCGACCTTCGTCGATCCGTTCGGCGGCAGCTTCACCCCGACGACGCCGCCGTACGACACCAGTTGGAACATCATGTCGACGCGGGATCTCGCAACGGTGTGCGTCGCCGCCTACGCGAGTGCCGCCCTTCGGACGATCCAGTCCGACTCGTCGGTCGGCGTGCCGGTCACCGGGTTGAACCCGCGGACCATCACCATGTCCAACTTCAGTTGGTGGGCGAACATGCCGATCGCCGCCCCCGCCGGGATCCGCGACACGGGCGTGCTCGCCGGCAAGCAGGGGTATTGGGCCCCGGGGTTCACGTCGATTACGTCCGGTGCGTGTGCGGTGATCTGGGAGTCGCCGTCCGGCGTCGAGTGCGTCGTCGCGACGATGGGGTCGAAGTCTCTTTACTGCATCATGCTCGACGCCCGGGGGCTGATCTACGGGATGCCCCGCGACTTCCCGTACCTCGACCTGGCAGCCGGCCCGGATCCGAATTGGACCGACGTGCAACTCCTGATCGGGGCCGACGGGTCGATCGTGGACGAGAGCAACGCCGCCCGAGCCTTGACGAACGGCGGGGTGACGATGGGCGATCCCGTCAACGCGACCGAGGGGGCTTTGTTCGTCGCCTTCAAGATGGACTACCTCACCGCGGCGGACGCCCCGAGTCTGACCGTCGGCAGCGGGGACATGACCGCCGAAGTCTGGTTCGCCGGGATCGGGGTCAACCCGGGGTCGATCTGGCACATTGTCAAATGGGAAGAAAGCACGAACAACCGGGAGTGGGCTTTGTCGACGGACGGGTTCGGCAACTTCTTCATCAACGCGAGTGCCGACGGTACGGCGGTGACCTTCGCCCAGACGACGATCGGGTCGAACGAGACCCTGTGCTATTACAACGGGGCCCCCCGGCATTTGGCGATCGTGAAAGAGGGCTCGACGTGGGCCCTCTACCTCATGGGCGAGCGGCAGCCGACCACGTTCTCCTTGGCGACGGCGTTCGACGGGACCGCACCGGTGGGGATCGGATCGAACGAAGCGATGAAGGGCCCCAAGGGATCGACGGACGACTTGCGGGTGACCATCGGCGTCGCCCGCTACACGGCGGACGCCTACACGCTATACTCGACCAAGTTCCCGAGGGAATGAGATGAATGACTTCTTGGGTTACCTGCCGGTCGGGGCGGGTACCCGGTTCGCCCTGGGTCTCGTCAACCTTTCGACCGGCCTTCCGGCGAATCCCGACGACAACCCGGTCTGCCGGATCTACGGGCAAGAGGGTCTAGTCAACACGGGGGACGTCACGCTCGCCCCGTTCGAATCCGGGACGCTCACCGGGGCGACGAACACGTCGCCGATCGTGGTGACCTTCAACGCGGACACCACCCTTTCGGACGGAACGGCCATTCAGATCGCCGGTGTCGGCGGCAACACGAACGCCAACGGGTTGCACATCATCGACGTCCTGACCGTGACGACCGCCGAACTCGACGCCAACGGGAACGGGGCCTATAGCGGCGGCGGTACGTGGATGACGGCCGGGTTGTACTTGCTGGATCTGACGCTCGCGACCGTGCCGAACCTTGTCGCGGCGCTCGAAAGCGGCCAGAATTACACCGCCGACGTGACGTGGGCCGAATCCTCAGTGGTCCACAAGCAGACCTTCCAGTTCATCGTCGGATAGAATCAGCCACCGACGCGCCAACGACGGACCCGGAGTCCGTCGTGTATTGTGGCCGGTTCCAGCAAGGGATGAATCTCAACGTCACGATTCGCACGTCGAACAGTGCGTACGTGCCGGACTGGCCCGATCTCCGTCCCCGCATCGAGATCTTCCGGGACGGCACCCCGCCGGTCAAACTCCTGTCCGCCTTGATGGCGTCCTACCAGCCGACCGTGACTCACGGCGTCTTCCGGTACGTCGAGTTCCTTGGAACGCTCTACCCGAACGCGGGCCGGCATTTCGTGTTCGTCCGGTGGACGGATCAGGACGGCGACCCCCAACTCATCGCCGGCTCGTTCGAACTCGTCGGCGGCGGGAAGCCGGCCGGGACGATCATTTCGATGTTCGCGGTCGCCCGTCCGGACGCCCGTTACCTTCTCACCAGTACCGACGCCGGCACGATCAGCCGTCGCAAGAACCCGAGGTAGCTATGAGCCCCCGTGAACGGATCATTCAGCGGCTTTGGGAATTGCTCGGCAAGAAGAACGGCCGGACGCGGATGCGCGTCGGCGGCTGGTTCCGGTGGTGGGAGGACGGCCCCAACGGCGAGCGGATCAACGAGCAGTTCTTCAACAACACGGCGACGTACGTCGGGTTGAACTACATGCTCGAAGTGATGTTCAACTCGGGCACGCCGATCACCAGTTGGAAGATCGGGCTCATCAACAGCACGGCGTTCTCCGGGGTGTCGGTCAACGACACGATGGCGTCGCACGGCGGTTGGGCCGAGTTCACGTCCTACACCGGCACGACCCGGCCGACGTGGACGCCGACGGCTGCCGCGAGCGGGGTGATGGTGAACTCGACGGTGTTCACCTACGCGATCAGTGCCGACGCCACCTTGGCGGGTACGCTCGTCACGGACACCGCCAACAAGAGCCCGGGTAACGTCGGGACGTTGTGGGCGACGGCCCTTCAGACCCGGTCGGTGACCAACGGGTCGACGCTTTCGGGCATCTACGGGATCACCCTCACACCGAGCAGCTAATGACCCACAACCGGCTCGGTGTCGGCGGCTGGTTCGAACTGACCTGTCGCTCGCCGGCCGGTAAGCAGAAGTGGCGCGTGACGATCTCGAACGGGGTGACGACCCAGGGGTGCAACGGGATCCTCGAAACCGCCTTCCGCGGGCAAGCCCCGACGCTCTACTACGTCGGGGTGATTTCTCAATCGGGTTACACCGGGGTCTTGACCGCGGACACGCACGCGGCGCACGGCGGCTGGAACGAGTGGACGAACTACGTCGGGAATCGACCGACTTGGATCCCCGGCCCGGCGACGGGCGGCATCATGTCGACCCCGGGACCGTTTAGCTGGGTGATGAACGCGGGCGGCAGCATCCGGGGGGCGTTCCTGGCTTCGCTTGTGACCAAGGGGTCGGTGAGTCCGACCGGCTTGCTCTACTGTACGGCGGTCATGCCGGCGGGCCTGGCGGTCGCCAACTTGGACGTGATCTCCGGAACGTACATTCTGACCATTAGGGAGTAACGCCGTGGCCAATGAAATCCTTCGCAAACTCGGGACGGAACTCCGGTTCTGTGTCTCGGGCTCGTTCAGCCCGGCCGACCCGGCGACGGACTGGACGATCGGTTCGCCGACGAACGTGCTCATCACGCTCGCATCCGTCGCGGACGCCGCCGGCCGGCAATCGGACAAGGCGGATCTCGGGGCGACGTTCGCCGCCGGGTTCCGGGTGCTCGGGTGCGTCGACTTCACGGGCGAAACGCCCGGCGCGTCCGGCCACATTGACTACTATTGGGCCCCCTCGACGAGCGTGACCGCCGCCAACGGCAACGTGGCCGGCAATTCAGGCGTGGACGGGGCGGCGCCCGACGGGGCCTTGGGAGGGGTGACGCTCGGCGAATTCATCATCATGTGTGACTTCATCGGCTCTCTCAGGACGCACGACGGGGCTTGCGTCCAGAACGGCGTCGTGAACAACTACTTCGTCCCGTCGAGCCGGTACGGGCAACTCGTTCTGGTCAACAACAGCGGCGACTCGTTCGAAGGCGACGACGTCGAAGCCAACCAAGTCTTCATCCCGCTGGTCGACGAGATCCAGTAATGGCCGCACCGTCCCAGATCCGCCGCCCGTTCCAAGTCGCCACGAATCAGTGGACGGCGGGGCTACGGATGTTCTCGTTAATCCGGTACGCCCTCAAGGCCAGCGACACGATCGAGACCGGGAACCTGATCCAGAAGGGTTCCGACATCACGTCCAAGATTCTCGCCCGGTCGTTCTCGCCGATCACCGGCTACGACGGGTCGATCTTCTCCGCGTCGAACGGCGACTACATCCAGTGGGATACCTCTTGGACGGGCAAGTTCCTGGGGCCGGTCACCGTGATCGCCCGCTGCCTTCCGACGTCGGTCGATACCGCCGGCCAGCTATGGGGGACACACGACGTCTCTTCCGGGGATGGTTGCACGCTTCAGATTAGCGCCGCGTCCGGGTGCGGGTGGTTCGTCGGCAACGGCGGCGGGACGTTCATCAGCGACGGGGACGTGGCGGGATCGGTCAACAACGAATTCACTCTCGGGGGCTCGTACGATCCGAGCGGTGCCGGGACGATGCGGCTCTACAAGAGCGGGGTCTTAGTCGCGAGCAACACGTCGGCCGGGGCGAGCCACAACACGTCGAGCGCCGGGTTCGCCTCGACCGGCCGCTTCTCGACCGGCGGCGGGGCCGGGGTGACGTTCGGGCTCAACGGATCGGTGTGGTGGGTGGCCGTGTTCAACCGAGCCCTGTCCGCCCCCGAGATGGTGGCGTGGACGACGACGCACGACCCGATCGCGATGGTGCAGATCCCGCAGAAGACCAGAGGCGGTACCGGGGCACCGCCGCCCTACATCACCGGCAACGACATCGTCGTCGACCAGACCTTTATCGGGGACAGCCCGTTCGTCCTGGGGACCGTCCTCACCGCCGGGGCCGCGACCGGCGGCGACATCCCGAGTTCGGGCGGCGGCGGGTTCGCCCAGATCAACGACATCAACGTCTTCCAGTTCCTCAACATGGTCGAGTCGATCCCGAGTCTGACCCAGAACGTGATCGACGTTGACCAGTTCGTTACCTTCGTCGAACAGTACAGCACCGCCAACAACATCGACGTCGGCACGATCCTCAACCTGTTCCTGGCCGACGAGCCGAACGTGCTGGTCGGCAACCGGTATCAGAGGTAGGCATGGAATCGTTCGCACAGAGTTCGTCGGACGGGAACGTCTTCATCGCCAACGGCATCGAGCAGGTTCTTGTCTGGGACGGCTTGTCGTCCACGGCGGCGCCGGCCGGCGTCGTCGCCCCGGTCGGGGCCCTCGACCTGTCGGCGTCCGGGGCGGGCTCGATCACCGGGACGTACTACGGGTGGGTTCGGTTCGTCAACAGCCGCGGGCAGTTCTCCAACCTCTCCCCGATCTCCGCGCCGGCCAGCGCTTCGGCGAACGGGCAGATCGACTACATCAACGTGCCGGTCCCCTTCTTCATGAACGACGTCGTCGGGCGTCAGATCATCCGCAATACCAACGGGTCGGTCGGGTCGGTCGATCCCCTTACCGGCGAGACGAGGAACATCGCCTATGTCGACATCGATACGACCGACATTGTTTCAACGACCTTCACCAGCACTCGTACAGATCCGGATCTCTCGACTCAGGAGTCGGTCGACATCGATCAAGCAGCGATCGAAAACGGGGTGCCACCGTCCTACAAGCCGTTCTTGATCTGGCACCAGAACCGAATGTACCTGTTGGGCATCGAGCCGTACCAGCGGGGGTCGTGCTCGGTCACGCTCGGGTCTCAGATCGTCCAGGGGTACAACACGAAATGGAAGGAGACGTTCGTCGGCCGCATCCTGTACGTCACCGGGGCCCCGAAGAACTACACGATCACCAGCGTCAACGAGACGACCCAACAGATCTTCCTGTCCGAAGTCTACGGCGGCACGTCGAACCCGTGGGGCGAGTATTCGGTGCGGCCCGTCCCGGCCGAGGCCAACGCCTTCCAGTTCTCCGAGCCGGACAAGCCCGAGGCGTGGAACCCGGTGAATGTGCTCGTTCTCCCCGAGGACGGTGACCGGGTGGTCGGCGCCTTCAACTACGGGTCTTACCTGTACATCGTCAAAACCCGGCATCTCTACCGGTTCATTTGCCGGAGCGACCCGGCGAACGACGGTCGGATCTTCCTGGCGGCGAGCATCGGGTGCGTCAACAACCGGTCGTGGGCGATCGTGGACGAGACGTGCTACATGATGGACACCGGTGGGATTCACGCCTTCCGCGGTGACGACCAGGGTGAACTCATCTCGACGCCGATTCAGGACATGTTCAATAACCAGCCGGGGACCGGGAAGAAGATTAATTGGGCGGCGGGCCGGTACTTCCATGCGTGCCACTCGCCGAACGAAGAGGTTGTCCGCTGGTTCGTGGCCTTGGCCGGCGACTACGTTCCCCGGGACATGATCTGCTTCGCCTACAAGCTGGGGAAGATCTGGACCGAATCACTCCCGTTCCGGGCGGCATCCAGCGTGCTCTCGCGGATCGGCGGGCGGGTGGGGACCGTGGCCGAGGGGATCGAGCAGTATTACGTCGGGTCGACGGGCGGTCGGGTGTACGCCCCGCTCGGTGCGGCGATCGACGGCTCGCCCCAGGGCGGGACCATCCGCGGCAGCGTCACGTCGGCCGACGACGTCAGCATCACCGACGCCAACGCCCGATTCGCGGCCGGGTGCGTCAACTCGCCGGTGTCGATCACCGAGGGGAAGGGCCGGGGCCAGTCGGCGTACGTCGTCGAGCGGACGACGACGCGGCTGGTCATCAATACCCCGTGGCGGGTCCGGCCCGACGAGACGTCGCGGTATTGTCTCGGCGGAATCGTCTGGACGTATTCGAGTCAACGGCTGCGGTGGGTGCCGGGTGAAGCCGACATGGCCCGGAGTGTCGAGATGGAGTTCCAGCCGAACCGGGTGCCAAACAAGGCCCGGGTCGGGTTCGCCCCCGACTTCTCGGACCCGGTGAAGATGGCGTGGGACATCGACCGCGGCTTCCGGACCGACGTGCAGGCGAAGATCGGCGACCAGGGCCAAGACATCTTGCTCGACAGCGTGGACGGTTACACGCTCGTCCAGCAGAACTCTTGGCGGGAAGGCTCGGTGGCCGGTGCGATGGGCCGCACGGCGCGGCTCGTCATGAGCGGAGTGTCGAACGAAGAGCAGGTTCAGATCGGAAGCGTTCTGGTCAACGGGGCGAACGGGTAATGGCGTCGATCCTCACCGACGAAGAACTCGACAGCATTCTCCGGGAGAAGTACCCGGGGCCGGGTGGCGCACGCCGGTTGGCCGAAAACCTCATCTCGATCTTCGGGGCCGAGCACCCCGACGGGCAGACGGTCGACGGGCCGCTCACCATCCGCCAGACGGCGCCGGACGTCCCGGCCCTTACCATCGTTCCATTCCCGGGTGCGACCGTGCCGCCGTTCTCCGGCGGTGGCGGCGGGGGAGGGGGCGGGCTGCCGCCGGCCCAGACGACGTTCCCGTCGACGCCCCCGCCGGCCGCGCTCGCCCCGCAGTTCCCGGTCATGCTCTACGGCATCGTGGTTTCCGGGAGCGGGCAGACTTACAACGTACTCTGTTGGATCACCGATCCGACGAGCGGGACGCCGCTCGGAACCTTCCCGTGCTTCCAAGGGCAGATCGACCCGGCCGAGACGATCCCCGCGGGAACACACTGTCTCGTCTGGTGCGCGATCGGTGCCGGGAACGCGATCACTTCGCTCCGAATGCTGGTCCCCATTTACCTGCCTTAGTGCCACGGACTACCGGGCCCGTGCGTCGGGCACGGATCGCCGCCGCTCCCGAGGGCGCAGTTGCGCGGGGGGAACGGTGGCGAGAACGACGTCGGCAATGCGTCCCACGTCGTTCCGTCGCCGGAAAGCTGGACGTGATACATGACCAAAGCCTGAAGGAAGCCGGTCGGCGCACCGATCGCGACGCGACTGTCGAAGACGCTGGCCGGCAGGGCAAGACACTCGCCGGTCGTCAGGCTGACCGTCCCCGAGAGAATGATCGTCTGGACGAACGGGCCCCCTTCCGTGCTGATCGACTTGATGACACGCCAAGCCGCGTATCCCATCGCGTTGATCTTGCAAAAGGGCAGGTGAAACGGCGGAAACCCGGGATCGACTCCGATCATGCCGACCACGTTGCAGCCGGGTACGATTTGGACGATCGGGAACGGCGACGCCGATTGTGCGGAGTAATCGGTGACGTAGGTAACGGGTGCCAGGACCGGCAACTTCTTGATCGACAGGCTCAAGGTCTTCCCGGCCGCGATCTCCGACTCGTTGCAAATGTCCAAGCCGCCCGCCTTGAGTGCGTCGCGGAACTCGCCGAGGACGAACGAAGCGGTCCACACACGGCCATGAAATTCGGGGTGGGCGGTCGACCGGGCGATGACCCCGCCGTCGTCCTTTAGCAGTCCCGGAACGATCAGTCCGACTTTGGTGCAAGCCGTCGGGGTGGGGTCACCGGGGATCAGATTTCCGTTGGCGTCGGGCATCGCTTCTCCTTTTCCTGTCTTATCGTGGTAAACTGTCCGCAACGCTGGGAGAGTAAATCATGCCGATGTTGTTTCAAGGGGCGAATCCGGCGCTCGGGGCCCGGATGGGTTATTCGAACACGCCGGTCTCGGATCCGGACGCCTACATGGCGTTGCAGCAGAGGAAGAAGGAATTTGGCGACACGATGGACTTGGACAAGGCGAAGTTCGCCGCCAAGCAGGGCGCCTTCAACCAACTCTTCCCGTACGCGACGTCGATGCTCGGGCAGTTCGGACAGGTCGGCGGGGCGACCAAGCCGCAGCCGTCGATCACCCGGGGGCCGATCTTCACCCCGGACCAGATCCAGCAGCAAGTCAACTCGGGGGTGGCCGGGAACGATGCCCGGTACCAGACGCTCATGCGGCAACTCGGCTCGTCGAGTGCCGGCCGCGGGTTCGGCGGGTCGAGCCCGGCCATGCAGGCGCAGATGACGCAACTCGGCATCGCCAACATCGGGGAGAACGCCCGGACCACCCGGGAACTCCCGATGCAGTACGCCCAGGCGAACGCCGACTCGACGTACCGGACCGACGCCTTGGCCGAGAACCAGTGGGCCCAGGGCGAAGACACCGACATCCGCCGCCGGCAGACCCAGATGCAGGGCGTCCAAGGGTTGCTGGCTCAACTCGCCGGCCTTGTGTAAAGATCCCGGCCGGTATCCGTCCGCTTTTGGAAAGGTGACTCATGGACCCGCGACCCGAAGGTTACAACCCGTACGCCGGCTTCATGCAGCCGGACGACGAAGAGGAGCGGAAGAAGCGGATGGCTGCCGCCGGGCTCGGCGTCCCGGGTTTCGGTCCCGGGCTCAACGCCCCGGCCTCGATCGCCGGTACCGGGGCGATGGCCGCGTCCATGCTGCCGGGCGGCTTGTGGGGCGGCGGCGCCTACTCCGGCGTCGCCGGGATGCCGCGGAACGTGCCGGATCAGACCGCGCAGGCTCAGAACGACGTCCGAGGCGATCTGCCGGGGCTGGCGCCGTCGCCGGCTTTGGGTGGATCCGTCCAGACGTTGAACGGCACGGCCGAGCCCGGGAACTGGTACTCGGGCTGGGGGACCAAGATGGCGAACGCGGGCTCGACCCTGCCGGCGGGCGTTGGGGGTGCGACCGGCGGCTCGCCGAAGGATCAGATCCGGCAACTCTTCCTCGACCAGCAGGCGAACGCCCCGAACATGGGCGGCGACGCGGCGAACCGGATGCTCGGGGCCCAGGTCGGGATCCTGCCCGAGACGATGCAGGGCCAGACCGCCCGCGACGTGGCCCAGATGAACAACGAAGCCCGGCTGAAGGAAGCCTCGCTGAAGTTCCACCCGGACGCGATGCAGGGCCAGACGTTGCTCACGTTGCTCGGGGCGCTCGGCGGATCCGGCCGGCTGGACGCGACCAGCATTCAACAGGCTCTCGCCGCCTCGAAGGAAGTGCGGAGCGCGTTCCCGGGTAGTTCGGTGGCGGGGAACTTCCTCAACCTGGGTGGACCGAACCAGTCCATGACGGTCGACAAGGGCGGTGCTCCGGCCCCGGGCCAGCCGTCGCTCGCGCAGTTGTCGAAGATCGAACAGTTCCTCTCGTCAAATGCCGGTGTCCTGCCGGCCGATATGCAGATGGGCGGCGGGCTCGGGGCCGACCGCAAGATGATCCCCGGTGCCAAGGGTGGCGTTCAGGACTTCCAGCAGCAGAACGCCTCTCCGCTCCTGAAGGCGATGGCCGATGCCAACCTGGCACCCGACGAAATGGACGCCATTCTGAATCGGATCCAAGCCAGCCCGGCCGGAGCGAACGTCAAGAAGGCACTCCTTCAGCAAGCCGCGATCGACGAAATGTCCGCGCACCGGTCGGCGAATAAGAACGGACCTACTCAGTGGGGGGTTCCGCTCAACCAACAGGGCCAGATCCCGGGCACGTTCACGCTGGCCGGTACGCCGTTCAACTATCTGGCCAAGGAAGGCAGGATCCCGCTCGGGGTTGGCTCGGACCCCTACCGGAAGGTGCAGTTGAAAGAGGGACCGGAACTCGACATCGGGGCAGCCAGTCCGTTCGGGGCCGGCGGCAACGAGTCGAACCCGCTCAACCCGTTCAGCCAGTCCCAGGCCGAACTCGACCGGGCCCGGGAACTCCGGCGGTCGAAATACCCGTCCGTCTACAAGGCGTTCGGTCTCGGCCTTCGTTAGCCAAGCCACGATCTCGGCCCCGGGGACCATCCGCCGGGTCAAAACTTCCGACGCGCCAGCCGGCCTTATAGACGCCTTGGAGGGCAAAGCCCGTGTTCGACGAAGCCCTCTCATACCTTTCCGACGCCTTGGACAAGCCCGGCCGGGCTTTCCGGGGTCTACTTGGCGGAAATCCCGACGAATTGGCGGCACTTGTCCCGTTTTCCGACACTATGGGTCTGACCGACCCGTCCCGCCGGGTCTCGGGTGCCAATCTGGCACACGACTGGTTCGGTTTGTCGCCCGAGGACGCCAGCGGCCAGGCTGCCGGGTTCGGGCTGGAAATGGCCCTCGACCCGACCAACCTCATCGGGCTCGGTGCGGCCGGGAAAGCCGCCCGGGTGGCTTCCAGGGCGGTGAAGACCAACGAAGAGGCGATCGCCAGCGCCAAGGCGGTCAACGCACTCCGGGAATCCCTGTTGGCCAAGGGTGCCATGCCGGCCGAGATCGCCGGCCAGACGTTCGCCAAGGACGCGGCGGGCAACCCGGTCAAGATGTACCACGGGACCAAGACCGCGTTCGAAGGGCCGGTGGACTTCGCCAGGGCCGGGACGGCGGACGCTTCAACACTCGGCCCCGGGTACTACGTCACCCCGGACGCCGAGCTTGCCAGCAGCTACGCCGGACCATCGTCTGAACAAGTCGATTACATGTTGAAGAAGGCGAAGCCCGGACTCGAAGCGTTCGGCGGATCGCGTGAAGCAATGGACGCGGCGGCAGAGGAAGCCAACAACACGGTGAATCGGCTTTGGCATGAACACCGCGTCACGACCGACGATTTGCGGTACCTTTACGAGAATCCCAAGTTCGTCAAAACCCCACACGATTCCGGGTACGGGTATTCTTCGACGATCGATCCGGCCCATGCCGAACAAGAGGGTCTGTTGGACTCCCGCAGGAGAAATCTCTACTACCAAATCGACGATCTCAGAAAAAAGCACGACCCGGAGATGCGTGGTTCGATCGCGATGAAGCAACTCGACGACATGTTAAAAAACCCGGCCGGCGTGCGAACGCAATACCTCGACGTTCGCAAGCCGCTCGACCTACGGGGAACTGGATACGGTGAGGAGAACTTGCACCCGGTCCTCACCAAACTCCAAGAAGGTATGGGATTGCCAGATCCGAACCGACCGTACGACATTCTCAAGGAACGGTTTTCGAAGCCGCATCCCGACGCGCCGTACGGCACGGCCGAGAAGTACCTGGCTGCCCTGAAGGAACACGGGTACGACTCGGTGATCGCTCCGCACGAAGGATCGACCGGTAGTCAGTGGGTCGTCTTCGACCAGAACCAGATCTACTCGCCGTGGATCGCACCACCGGAAGCACCGATCCCGGCCAACGTCTCGGCCCCGTCCATGGCGCGGGCGGCGGCATCCCGGCTCGGGATGCTCGCGAGTTACCAGACGGCGAGAGAGGGATTCCCCAATGTTCGATGAAGCACTCGGCTGGATCGGTGACGTGCTCGACAAGCCGGGCCGCGCGGCTCGGGCCGGGCTCGACATGTTGGGCGGCGGCGGCACGGACCCGTCCGAACTCTTTTCGTTCCTCCCGTTCTCCGACACGCTGGGGACCACCCACCAGCAGAACGCGATTTCGAGTACGGACCTGTTCAAGCGGCATATCGGCTCGACTGGTTCGGAGACGGGCGACGAACTGGCCGGGCTCGCGACCGGCATCTTGACCGATCCGACGACGTATCTCGGCGGTTTCGCCGGCCGGCTCGGCGGTCGGTTACTCGGCAAGGGGGCGGAAGCGGCGGCAGCCGCCCGCGGACCCGGGTACGCGACGACGCGGTCCGAACTCTTCCAAAGCCTTCCGGAGTTCGGCCGGGACAAGTTCCTCACCCTCTCCAATCACCCGGGGTTCGAGAAGGCGTTGCAGGAGATCCCGGAAGGGAGCAAGTATCTCGGCAGCGGCGCGGAAGCCGTCGCGTTCCGGTCACCCGGCGGTGACGTGTCTCGAATGTCCTTCTCCCCGCTCGGTGGCGAAACCCGGCCGATCGACCAAGCCGTCCTCCCCGCGACCCGCACGGCGGACATCGCCGGCAGCGGCGGGTACAAGAACGCCCTTCGCGTCGAGCGCACGCCGTTCGCCCCGGCCTTCGGCGAGTCGACGTCGACTCCCCTTGTGAACATGCCGGGCGTCCGCGACGCCTACCACGGGATGCAGCAGGACATGGCCACCCGCGGGCTCGACTTCTTCGACAGGCACGCCGGCAACGTCGGCATGTACCAGGGCCGACCGGTGGTGATCGACCCGGGGGCGGTGACGACGCACGACGCCCCGTTCGCGTCGATGGCAGCCCGGAACCAGCCGATCCCCGCGTTCGCCGGCCAGATGGCGCCGTCGGTGGCCGTGCAGGAACCGGACCGGATGACCCGGTACCTCCTCGACCTGTTGGGCGGGCAGGAAGAAATGCGGAAGGCGCTGGCGATCGGGCAGTCGGCCCCGCAGTACCAGAAACGGCTCGGCCGGTCGGGTATGCAGCTTGGATCCACTCTCGGTATCCCGGAAACCTCTCAACAGCGGTAAGATCTCCCCATCCCCGGGGGTGATCTCATGCCGACCGACTTCCTTGACTACCTCGACCCCGTCGCGGCCGACGCCTACCGTCGAGCCGCCTACCAGCGGCAGCAGGTTGGCGATCCGAACAACACCGGCACCGGCCAGTCCCCCGAGGAGCAGACGGACTTCCTCTCCCGGATGCTCGACCAATCGCTAGGCGGCGTTTCCTATCTCGGCAAGCTGGTCGACAAGCCGGCCCGGTCCGTCCGCGCGGGGCTCAACCTCTTGGCCGGCGGGAGCACCCCGGCGTCGGAACTCCTGTCGTTCCTCCCGGGATCGGACACGATCGGGCTCACCCAGGAGAGGAATGCGGTCCAAGGGTCCGACATCAACGCGAGCTTGGGGATCACCACCCGCGGCGACGACTCGTTAGAGAACCAGGCAGCCGGCTTTCTGACCGAGCTTGCGACCGACCCGCTCACCTACGCCGGCATCGGGCCGCTCACCCAGGGCGGGAAGGCGGCGGCGCGGGCCGGGACGCTCGCCCCGAAACTGTCCCAGCGGATCGCCCAGGGGCAGGCCGGCTTGATGGACTTCGGGATCCCGCTTCAGGAAACCCTCTTCGGGGCCCCGCGGAAGATCGTCGGCACCGGTGCGACCGGCCAGGCGATCGCCGAGAACTTCTGGAAGCCGGTGACCTACCCGGCGACCCAAGCGGCACTCGGGGCCGAGAAGTACATCGGCGGACCGATCCAGCGAGCGATCGGGACCAACCCGGTGACCGCTCTCGGCAATCTCGGGGACAAGGCTTATCTCGGAATGCGGCAGTTGTTCGATACACGCGTTGCCGAGGCCGGCGGTCGGGTGGGCCAGACCCTCGCCGAGAACCAGTTCACGCCCCTCTTGAAGCAGGGCCGCGCGGACGCGGAAGCCCGCTTCGCGTCGGCTCTCACCCCGCTCGACGACTACGCCAAGCAGATCCCGGTCGACAAGCGGCTCGACTTCGGGACGGCTCTCACCCAGCACGCCGAGGGGTACACCCAAGACGCCCAAGGGAAGTTGCTCGGGCTCGGGTTCAACCAGCAGGATGTTCAAGACATCCTTGCGATCGGCGACCGGGTGGCGACCGAGACCCGGGCGACGCTCGGCGCCGAGCGGGCAGCCGGCGTCGTCTCGAAAGAGGCGACCGACACGCCTCAGTGGGCTCTCTTGGCGAACAAGCAGGCGAAGGCTGCCGGTCTGGCCGAGCCGTTCCCGGCCGGGGTGTTCCCGACGGACTACTTCCCCCGGACCGCGTTGAACCCAGAGGGCGACGTCGGCCGGGCGATCTCGACCCGTCTCTCCGGGAGCAGTCAGTTCCAAGAGGCTCGCGCGCCGATGTTCCGCGGCATCCCCGGCGGCACGGCCGGGATCGAGGGGCTAATCAAGGATCCCACGATGGCCGGCGCCGGGCGGACCGCGTTCAAGTCGGACCTTCAGGTGCAGAGTGACATCGTCCAGAGTCTCACCGGCCGCTCGGCCGCGCAGGGTATGCCGGCGGCGTGGGTCGGTACGCCGTGGGGCGACGCGGCGTGGAAGGGGGCCAACAAGCAGGCGAAGAAGCTGGCCGACTACCTGAAGGCGGTCCCCGACAAGACCCGGCAGGAAGGGTTGTTCAACTTCGACTTCTTGGGGAATGCACGGGCCAGGCAATTAGAGTCGGCCCGGACGGTGGCGTCGGGCGAGACGATGATTACCGGGCTCACACAGCAAGCCGTGCCGCTCACCCAACTCCAACAGGCCGGCGTCCGAGCCGTCCCGCTCAAGGAAGCCTTGGAGAAGGCCGGGATGACCCAGAAGGTCGGCGGTCGGATGCCGGTGTCGTACCAGCGCATCGCGGCCGGGCTCGGGGTGAACCCGAACCAACTCAAGGATCTGGCGATCCCCGAGGACGTGGCCAAGGATCTCTTCCGGATCGGGCAGGCGTGGACGACGCCCGAGTCGCTGAAGCCGGTCGTCGACATGTGGGATCGGTTCGCCAGTCTGTTCAAGGGCGGCGTGACCAGCCCGTTCCCGGCTTTCCACGTCCGGAACCTCATGACCGGCGTCTTCAACATGAGCCGGGCCGGCGTGCTCTCGAAGCAGGCCGGCGAAGACATGTTCCGGGTGCTCCGCGGCGGATCCCTGTCGGACGAGACGATCACCAAACTGTTCCCCGGCCAGACCGCGGAGGAAGCGACCAAGAAGTTCCGGGAACTGTTGATCGCCAACAACGTCGCCTTCACCCGATCGGGCCAGGTGGGGGAGCGGATCGGCGGGATCGAGGCGGTCAGCCGGCCGGGACTCCTCCCCGGCAGTCTGCCGGACGTCGGCGCCGCGCAGCCCCGGCCGCTCAAACAGGATCTCGCCACGTTCGGCGCCGGGTTCATCCCCGAGAAGGGGAAGGTCTTCCAGCAGTTGAACCCGTTGGAGAGTCTGGCCCGGCCGGTGGGCTCGGGCTCGCGGTCGGAGTTCCTGCCGTTCAAGCAGGGCGAGAAGATGGGCAACACGGCCGAGGACTGGATCCGCGGCACTCACTTCTTGGGGGCCATGCTTCACGACATGGGGCCCGCCGAGGCGAAACTGACCACGATGAAGTACCAGATCGACTACGCCGACATGACTCAGTTCGAGAAGAACATCATGAAGCGGGTGTTCCCGTGGTACGCCTTCAGCCGGAAGAACCTCCCGCCGATCCTCGAAGATCTCGTCACCCAGCCCGGCCAGATCTCCGCGGCGACCCGGCTCGTCGGCGGCGTCCGGGATCCCGGCCAGTTCGTCCCGTCCTTCGTGGGGGAGGGGGCGAGCGTTCCGATCCCCGGGGCCCCCGAAGGACAGCAGCGGTACATCTCGTCGTTCGGTCTGCCGATCGAGGATGAGGCGCTGAAGACGATCGGCTCGTTCCTGAAGGGCGACGTCCAGCGCACCTTCCAACAGGGGATCGGTCAGGCGAACCCGCTCTTCAAACTCCCGTTCGAGCAGGCGTTCGGCACCCAGCTTTACTCGGGCCGGAAGTTGGAAGACCTTCAGCCGTCCACCGTGCTCGGGCTCGGCGGGCTCGTCCCGGACGACATTGCCCGAGGGGCGACCGAGTTGGCGTCGAACTCGCCGGCCGCTCGGGCGCTGCACACCGTCGACACCCTCTTCGACCCGCGCAAGAGCATCGGGTCGACCCTGTTCAACCTGGGGACCGGGGTTCGCGTCACGGACATTGACACCGCCCGCCAACAGGATCTCGCCGCGCGGCAGTTGGTGAAGGACGAACTGCGGGGCAACACGGGGATCAAGTCGCGGGAAGAAGTGTACGCCCCGTTGAAGACCCGGGGCGAGTTGGATCCGACGACTCGTTACTTGCTGGACTTGCTGAAGGAGACCGACAAGCGGGTGCAGGACCGGGCCAAGTTGGAGCAGCAGACGGCGCGTTAGGTTGTCGGTGCCGGCCCGGCGTCCATCCCACACTCGCGGCAGGCGATTCGCCACCCGTCCTTGACGTCCCGCAACTTCTGGATCATTCGGCTGCCGCACCGCGGGCAGGTGTTCGGGTCCGGTTTCTCTTTCTTCTTTTTCAGCTTCCGCAGGTGTTTCCGGGCGACGTCTAAGCAACTCTGGCCTTGCGGTAACTGGCCCGAGGCCGACGCCACCGCCTTGTACCACTCGTTGACGTACCTCTTGTCGAGAGAGACGAACTGTACTTCTCGGAAATCGAACGCAAGGAATTCACCCTTCAGTCCAACCCCGGTGATGAACGGGAAGGACGCCGCCCGGATCATGAACGGCATCCCGTCGCACCGCTGCCGTTTAGGCGCCCTGGCGAACAGGTTGAACGCATCGTACGGATTGGGCTCGGCTTCCTGTTCCTTGTGCTCGAAGATGGCGTACCAGCCGCCGACCTTCAGATTGTCGAATAAGACCGCCATGACTTACTCCTGTTTGGCGACAGCGTAATCCGGATGTTTGGTCTTCATGTGTGAGGCCAGTTCCTTGAACGACCGCTTGCAGCACGGGCAGACGCCGTTCGCCGCCCGCTTGCGAAGACGCTTAGCGGTCCGCTCAAGGTTCGCGGCTTTCTCTTCGGCGTCCCGGGCTCGGGCCTTGGCTTGGTCGTGGGCCTGTTGCTCTTGGTGGTAGAGCCGCTTGAACTTCTCCTCATCGCTCTCGCCCTTGTAGATCATCGGCTTCCCGCAGGCGACGCAATAGAAATGGGCGTGATCGATCTTCCTCTGATTCTTGAGTTCAAAGTGCATCGCGAATCGAGCCCAACAGTGAATGCACGTCTCGGTGACGAGCGTATCGGTGTATTGCAGGGTCGTCGACATCTCAGGTTCCTTTCTTGAGTAGTGACACTTCCCGGTTCGCCAGGTCGAGCGCCCGAGCCCCGATCTCTTGGATGATAAGCAGGTGCTCGACCATCCCCTTGTAGTTGCCCAACTCGCGGACCATCTCGACCCGCTCCTTGCTCAGACTCCGATACCGCCAGTCCATCATGCCGCAGCAGATCGCCATGCCGATTACAAGGCCGACCACTACACCGATCGCCAGCCAGGTTTGTTCGCCGCCGTTCATGGGTTCTCCGGTTTCCAAATGAGGAGGGGTATAAGTGGCCCGTGCTTACCCCGTTGGGTCGTCCTTAGCCCGAGCTTTCTGTTCTCCCGTCGCCGGTTTTGTTTGTGTCGGCGCGTCATGAGTTTGCTCGTCACCGCGAAAATCAAGAGCGATTGCAGTCCGGACAGATCGTAGATCCCGTCGTCGTCCCGCTTGCACACCCCGGCCCGGTCGAGCGCCCGGCCGAACTCGGGGATCCCGGACAACTTCTCGATCGAGTCGTCGTTCATCGGCGGGGGTGGCCAGTGGAGGGCCACCCGCACCGCACACACCGCTTGGATCACGATCGGCCAGACGAACTCGACATTCAGGCTCGTCGCGTCCGGGCTCACCTTCCGGATGAACCACGGGTTATGCGCCAGATCCTCGACGACCGCCCGGAACGCCGGCACTTCTCTGGACTTCCGGTGCATCCAAGTAACGAACTTCGGCTGCCAGGTGAAGTGCGCGTGATTCGGGCCGGGCTCGCTCACGACTTCGCACCCCGCCAGTCGACGCGGATCGTGTTGTACTTCACCGCCGGCATGGACGTCGGCTTACGCTCGCTCACCTTTCGCTTCACTTCCGTCCCGTCCGGGAACCGAAGGACGTCCGCCGAACCCATCGTGGCCAGGATCTTGTCCCGGAAATCCTTGTTGTCCTCGAACGCCTTATTCAAGACGTGTTTGTTGTGCTCGAACTGCTTCACCGTCTCGTAGATCTGGTCGTCCGCCGGCAGGGTAATGGTCGTCGGCCGCACCGGGATCGGCTCTTCGACGTAGCCGAACGCCTTTCGGAACTCGCTGAATGCGGCCGGGTGGTCGATCTCCTGATCTTGGAAGAGGGCCAGCAACCGCTTGCCGGCGTCCTTCAGTTCGTCGATCGTGTCGTTGGCCATGTTCAGGTACTCGCTTTCGGAACGGTGGTGGATCATCACTCGGGCCTGTTAAGGAGGATGCCGGACGGGATGGCGTCCCGCTCGGCCTTGATCTCGGCTTCCGCCTTCTTCTTCTCCTCTTCGGTGTTGGCCTTGAGGGCGATGAATAATGCCTTGGATGCGGCGATGGCATTCTTGGCGTGGACGTCGAAACTGTCTTTGTCGTCGGCGGTGATGTACGCCGCCATGAACTGAGCCGCGTACTTCGTGAACAGGCTCTCGCCCGGTTCAGAGTGCAGGGTGTTGTCCGGGAGCACCATGACCGGGAAGGTCTGCACCCGGCCCTCCCCCCGCTGTAGGTTCTCCCGGATCTGTCGGGCCGCTTCGGTCGGCGTTAACTGTTGCAAGAGCATCGTTCTCTCCTGGGGAGTTAATGGGACTGAAGAAAGGGTTTATTGGTTTGGGCAGTGGCTTGAGCCGACCGGCGATGAAATCTTCCACCCACGGGGTCTCGATCTTCAGCACGAACGGGTGCGTCTTGGACAGTTCGTCTTCGCACCGGAACCACCGCAGGTAGTAGTCGGCCGAGATCGCTTCCGGCCGGCGACCGTTCGGCCCGGTCTTGCTGTAACTCTTCCACCAGAGCAGCCCGTACCTCTCGGCGAGCTTCAGGTGCCGGGTGTCGCACTTCGAGTAACCGAGGTTGCGGCAGGCGAAATCGAACATGTTGCGTAATCGCACAACGAACGTCCGCCAGTGCCAGTCGATCACCCCACCCACGTACCCGTACGGCGGGTTGGCGATCGGGCTTCGCTTCCGCTTGATCCCCGCCGCTTTCTCCCGGGCCCAGGATTCCTTCGACCGCTCGCTGCGCCGCTTGTTCTCCATTTGGGCCCCGAGGAGCAGCATGAACAACAGGATCTCGCCGTTGTCCCCGAACGACACCGGCTCGCCGCCCATGTCGAGACAGACGATCGTGATCCCCTTCCGCCAGATCTCCCGCATCTCGTTGAGCCCGTCGACCACGGACCGGCTGAAGCGGTCGACCTTGGAGATGATGAGCACGTCGCCGGGGACCATCTTCCCGAGCAGTTCCCGCCCGCCTTGCCGGTCACAGAACCGGGTCTTTCCGCCGGGGGTGACGTCCTTCGTAATGCCCATCATCGTGTGGGTGTTCTTCCACTTCTCGTACTCGCGGCGAATGTCGAGTTCTTGGCTTTCGAGGGACGTCCCGTCGACTTGCTTGTCGGTGCTCACCCGCATGTACCCCCAGCACCGGGTACCGGTCGGCTTGTCCGCCGCCCGACTCCGGGTAGTGAAGGGGCGGATCCGCTGGTTGTAGATGGGCTCGGTCATCGCGGTTGGTCTTTCGTGAGGCAATGATCGAAGTGCGGCTTCAGGATTTCGAACTTGTTGCTGCCGACAGGGATTGCCAAGTGCGGGCAGACCCGGGTGATCCACACCGTCGGCACCTTGATCGTCTTGTGTCGCAGCGGGTACTTCCGCAGTAGCCACCGCAGCATCCGGTTGTTGAACCACCGGGCCTTGAACCATTGACGCCAGTCGGCAAGGTAGGTGACCGTGTCCTCCCCGACTTGCTGACGATCCCCGGCCGCGAGATACGCCTGAAGGTAGACGACCAGATTCCCGGACATCATCTCCATCGCGGCCAAGATCTCGACCTGATTCCGGGCGATCAGCAACTTCCGCCGGTCAATGGCTTCACTGACCGCGACGTTGGCGACTTGCAAAACGATGGTCTCGTAATTCGGCTTCGTCATCGGCGCGTCCTCTGGGGTTATCGGTCTTCTTCCAACGCACGGACCGCGTTGTCGCCCCACGGGTCGTTGTTGAACCGGTGCGGCCCACTCTGGCCAGCGGGCGGACGATGAATCGGGCCGATGTTAAGGTTGTCGAAACAGTCGGCGCAGTATTCGCCGTCCTCCACGTTGCGGTCGGCGATGACGGCATTCACCCAGCCTTCACGACCACACGCATAGCACTTTGCAACCCGCATGGCTCTCGCCCTCTGGGTTTGCTCTCAAAGTGAGAGCAAGTTAGTGAATCGATTCGCTCTTCCGCCCGGCGACCACGGGCGACGTCGGGTAGCTGCCGTCGAAGAGAACCGAATCCTTCTCCGGCACATGGAGGCAGGGAGGAATGTTCAACGATCTCCAAACGAGTTGATTCGTACCGGGCGGTGTCGGCCCGAGGCAGTCCGAGAACTTGAACGTGTCTTCGTACGACCGGCACCGGAAGACCAGCGACGGCATGTCAACTTCTACGCCGGACTCCCCGTGACAGGTTGTCGTTCTGGTTCCGCACCGGCCGCACCACGATATGACACTCTCGCCCATCCTCTCCCCTTCGATGAGGATCTTCATGGTCTCCCCGCAGGTTGGACACTGGCTCATGGCATCCCCTAGAGTTTGTGGCCCCACCGCTGGCACGCACCCCGCAGCGCACCCGCGGCCATGTTGAACATGTTGCCGGTCGTCTGGCACAACACCAGCGTCCCGTCCGGCAACTTCGTCCGGAGCATGACCGCCGGCTTCCCGCTTTCGGTGCCGTCGTTCATGATCCAGACGTGGTCGAGTTCGCCGTACACGACCTTCGTCCCTTCCGGGAGTTTCGTGTCGTCGCTCTCGCCCTTGTCCAGAATCGTGATCGGTAGAACGGTCATGGCTTACTCCGTGGGTTCGAGGATGACGTGGTTCTGGCCCATCATGGACAGTTCCTTCACCAGCGGCAGCTTTTCCAGAACTTCCGCCAAGATCCGTCGACGGTAGGCGGCTTCCACCAAACTCAGGTCGATCGCCCGCTCGTCGAAGGTTTCCCGGCTCGGGTAATGCTTGGCGTAGATCTCGGCGATGATCGCCCCAATCACTTCACCGAAGAACTCGTCGCCGTTCTGTTCGAGCCGGTAGTAGGGCTTCAGGGCGGCGTCGATCGCACTCTTCACCGCCCGCAGCCACGACTTGGCCTTGCTCTCGGCAAGTTCATCAAGCCGATCACTGAGAGTCGATTCCGTCATTTCTTACCCTCGTAGGTGCCTTTCGGCTGTTGGCTGTTCTCGATTCGTTCACCGGCATGCGCCGGATGAACTGCACAGGTACGTTACCCCCCTACCCCCCGCGGGGTCAGGGTGTGGGCTATGCTTCAGGCGCTCGGCCATGAGCCTACTGCCCGGTGGGGCAATCCTGAAGCCGCACGCGGGCCTCACCCGCTGCTTGCCTCACTTGTGAAGATTCGGGTTGGCTAACTAGACGTGAACCGTCGAAAGTGGTTAAATCACTTCGGCGGGTTCATGTCGGGTATCGGCCGACTCGAACCAAGTCGAAGGCTCGGGGTAGCACCCGGGCCTTCGGCGTTTAAGACTCTATCCAACTCCGGACCGCGCGGCGAGTACAATTCGGCTAACGTCGCCCCACTTTTCCGGGAGTCGTTTCATGCCCGATAACATTCCGCAACAGTCGACCAGCCTCACCGGCTTACTCGGCACGTTCATTTGGGCGATCTTCGTGGGCATGGGATTCCGGCTCGGCTGGGGTCTCATCGTCTTCCTGATCGAGATGGCGGCGAAGGCTGTTGGCCATTAGCAATTCGTGTTGAAGGAAGATCCGCTCGGCCAGGGCAAGGATCACCCGGTCCTTGTCCCGCAACTCGTTCATGAGTTGGCCGAGCTTCAGGTACCAGTATTCCCGCTCTTCCATCGGCGTCCGTCGGCGAAGGACGACTTCCCGGCTAACCGGCTCGCCGTCAATGAATCGGGTGATGCGTTCGATCATGGCGACCCTAGGGACAAGCGGATCCGCACGCCGTAAACCGCCCGTGGCTCTTGCGCGTACTCCCACCGGATGACGCCCTTCAGGTTGTCATCGACTCCGCACATGAGGGCCACGGAATCCCGGACCCACTTCGCCGGGTACTGAATGTTGTCGTCGTCCATCGAGCGGCCGAGGCGGCAGATCTTGCAGACAAGCGGCTTGCCGGCTTGGGCGGCTTCGATCAGGAACAGGGTTTCCCGCAGGTGGCCGACGATCGCCCGGGTGACGATCCGCCGGTGCTTGGCGGCGACGCCCATCAGCCATTTCTTGAGCGCCGGTCCGTTCGTCGCCGGCTCAAGAGCGAGCGGGACAAGGAACTCGACCGAGTCGTACCCGACCTTGAACGCGGGCTCGACCAGCTTCCGGGGCGGTTTCTTGTTGTTCTTCTTCCGCTCGTCGGCAATCAGCGCCAGCCCGACCGGTCGGCCTTCGTCGATGACCTGGCCCTTGGCCTTCATCGCCTGATAGAACTCTTCGTTGGTCACGCTATCGCCTCTTGGTACGCCCGGACGAATTCCGCCGCGAGAGCCGGCACGATCGCATTGCCGTAGCCCCGGATAAGCCCCACGCGGCCGGGTACCCCATGAGCCAGCGGGAAAACTCCGGATCCAGAACGCCGCGCCTTCCCGTCGGTGCAGGGGATGAGGTAGCAGTCGTCCCAATGGCTTGACCGTAGAGTGTGGGGGATCCCCTTTTGGTGGTCGTCTGATGCTCCGCTGATTTCGGTGTCATCCATCCCCCCGCCGGCAGCCGCACCGCTTGCCGGCCCAGCAGACAGTTGGTCGGCACGTCCGCGTCCGTGCAGTCCCCGTCCTTCGCGTCCCGAGGGGTCGGCGTCGCCCAGCCGGCCATTTCTGCCACTTCGCAGAGAATGGACGGCATGTGGCCTCTCGCTTTTAGTCGAGCCGTTCTTGCAGGAGAACCCACCCCCCGGGCGTCTCGTACTGTGGCCGTCGGCCACCCAATAGAGCCGCTGTCGGATGTGGGGCGCTCCCACGCCCGCAGCGCACAGATCGGCAGCCCCGAACCGATAACCCACCGCTTCCACGTCACGCCGTACTCCGGCGAGCCAGTCGCGCCCATCCTCGCTTGCAACCTGTTCTCCAAAGACCACTGAAGGGCGGCACTCAGCGACGAGTCGTCGAAACTCAGGCCAAAGATTCCGGGCGTCTCGATTCCCGAGCCTTTTGCCCGCCGCCGAGAACGGCTGGCACGGACAGGAACCGGTCCAGACGGTTCCGGTCCATCCGGCCAGGGAAAGAGCGTAAGCCCATCCACCGATGCCGGCGAAGAAGTGGCACTGGTCGTACCCTTCGATGTCTTCCGGTCGGACTTCTTCGATACTGCGGTCATCCACCCATCCTCCCGGAATGAGCCCGTCACGGATCAACTGCCGCAACCATTCTGCGGCGGTGCGATCGAACTCGTTGTAATACACCCGCGTCATGGCGTCCTAGTGGAAGAGGGCGGCGAGACTGGACCCGAGCACGTCGTCGAGCATACGATCGACTTTACCTTCCAGCCCCTTTGATTCCCGAAGGGCCGGTTGTTTCTCAGGCGATTCTTTCGGGAGGCTGTAGAAGTGCTTTTGGGCGTCTCGCATCTCCCTCACCGCTCGGGCTAGTTCCTCGACCTTCATCTTGCACCTGTTGAAGAAGTTGGTTGACCAATCGGAGAATGTAGTCGTCCGTCCCGAACCGCTTCCGGAACGGTACCGTGCCGTGGGTGAGCGACGGGCCGAGATCCTTGACCGCCGTCTTCACGTCCGGACACCCGGCCGGCAACACGCCCCGGTGGTGCCAGGGGCAACTCGGGACCGTGACGTCGTGGCCGGCGCGGCGGGCCCCGTCGTCGAGTATGTGGCCGACGTCGGCGTCCATGCCGCGGTGACCGAGGAAGATCCGGCAGTAGACACAGCCGATCTCGCGGAAGAGATCCCACCGCTTACGCTCGGCCTTCGTCGGGCCTTTGGCTTTACTGTGCATCAGCTACTTCCCCTTTGAATGCCAGACCGTATCTCCGAAGTAAGTCAGCGGCTTCCTTGGCTGTAGTAGCCCCCGAACCCCGATACAGCATAAATTCGCTACGCGACAAGTCTGCTAATTCAGCAGCCGTCCCAATGTTTCGCGGATCGTAATCGTCGTTTGTGATTCGGTGAAGGACTTTCTTCAGGCGGACGGAAGTGTGTGAAAGGTCGAGCGGGGAATCCCACTTTGGATCTCTGATCCGTAAATACTCGCCGCACCAATGGTACGAGAGGGTCCGCGGCCAGACCGCGTTACGGGCATCCTCTTCCCGATCTTCTTCGGCTGGTACGAAACCTCCCTTCCGAGTAATGCACTTGAAATAATTCGGCACTTGATCGAGCACAATCCGGGGTGAGTGGCGGCGGCATTCTCCGTTGGCAGGCGAATGGTCGGTTTCTGGATCTTCCCCCACCCAGAATCGGCAGTTGTCACACGACGGTCTGTCCACGTTCAGTCCTCTTGAAGAAATCACTCACCCCCGGATCGCATTCCCACCCCCACCGGTGAAGTGCGTCCATGAGGTACGGGTTTCGGACCATCTCGACGATTACCATGTCGAACCGGAGATCCCGGCACAGTTCGTCGATGAATCGTTTGGCGTGTCCCTGTCGGCGTTCTCTCGCAACAAAGATAGACTCGATTGCGATCGCATGGATCCAACCGACCTTCGGCTCTATTTGAGAAATCCGCTTGTTGTCCGGGTTGACCCAGCACTCCCGCACGACGGCGGTTAGTGGCAAACGGTAGACGGTCTTTCCCATCATGTGACACCCAGCCGATCGAGTACCTGATCCACCACGTCGCCGAGGAGCACGACCCGGTTGTCCTGTTGGTGCTGCCAGATCGCCCGCTCGTAATCGACCGCCGTAATTGTGGTCCCGGGCCAGGCGACCGGTGCGTCGTGTCCCATCCGCTTCCCGCAGTCGATGCAGATGAGCGGGTTCTTCAGGGCGCGATTCCGGTAGGGTTCGAACTCGAACATGTCCCCGTCGCAATGCGGGCAGAACGTGCCGGTCAACCAGCCGTCTTCGTTCTTCAGGAACTCGGCCTTCTGCTTGGTGGTCATCGCAACCGCTCCCGAGGGACGTCGGGGACCAGCCGGTAGAAGTCTTCTTCGTACATCGGCATGAGCGGCCACCGTTTGTCGGGCCACAGCCAGTTGTTCTCGTAGGCGTAGAGAGCCCGAGCCTGAGCGAACGACTTGATCCCCTTCCCGCGGAGCGACCGGAAGTACATCTTCTCCCACAGTTGCACTCCGGCCAGTCTCGTATCCACCCGGCGCGGTCTATGAATGTCCCCAACCATCTCCTTCATGTCGCCGTCCATCGTCACCACCGGCCGGCTCGCCTTGGGGCCGAGGACGTACCCGCACTCGCACGTCTTCCCGGTGCGGATCTGGCCGCACCCCGGGCACCGCCAGGGTTCCTTCTCCTTCTTCTCCCGGAACCGTTCCGCCCGCATTTGTGCGACCATCGACGCGGAGTAGTGCAGATCCCATTCACGGTCGGCGTTGAGGCTGCCGTGCCGCCACCAGTTCCCGCCGTGGTCCTGAATGGTTGCCCCGGTCTTTCCGGTCGAAGACGACGACCGCAGCAAACGGCCACCGGACTGAAGGTAGGGTTGCAGGCTGCCGAAGATGGTGGCGAAGATCCCGTGTTCGAGCCAAGGCGCGTCGATCCCCTCCCGCAAGAGGAACCGGTTGCAGAGGACGGTACACTTCCCGGCCTTGGATACGGCGAGCACCTTCTGTCTCGCCTCTTGCTCGTCGCCCTTGCCGCGGTCGTGCAGCCACTCGCCGTTGAACCAGACTTGCCCCGCGGCCAGGTGAGCGGCCGAGACTCCGTTCTGGAAGAACTTCTCGGCGAACCAGAGGGATTCCTGAGTGCCGGGGGCGAACAGGATGGACGGCTTCCGCTCGGGATTCAGCTTGCCGAACCAGTCCCACACCCGACCGAACAGGGAGGGGTTCATCATCGCGGCTTTGACTTGGTTCTCGGACCACTCTTCCCCTTCGGCGGGGATTTTCTTTTTGAGCTTCTTGAGGGCGGCGAGATCGGGTTCGTCGGGGCCGAAATGAGACGCCGAGACCAGGGCCCCACAGTCTCGTAGTTCGGAGGGTCGCCCGGCGGCAATAAGGTGATCGTAGAGTTCTTCGAGATCGAGCGGGGTAGCGGTGAAGCCGACAATAGTAGCACCCCGTTCAATGTGACTGTCAAAGATCCCCTTGGCGACATCGGCCTTGATGAGATGGGCTTCGTCGACAAGGACGATCTTGGCTTCGTGGAGTTGCCACGTCTTCCCTTTGTTGACCCGGGCGTCTTCGGTCTGGACCGAAGAGACTTGGACTTTGTGGTGCTTGTTTTCTTCATGGCCAGCAGCCCTTACCCCGTGTTCGAAGTCAAACCCGGAGAACACCCCCGAGGTTTGGTTGACCAGTAGCTTGCGGTTCGTGTAGAGAACGACACCCTGATCTTGGAAGTGTTCGGCCAGCAAGCCCATGATCCGGGACTTGCCGCCGCCCGTCGGACTCGTCACACAGATCCGCCGATGCTTGGCCTCGATCGCGGCCAGGACGTCGGCGACGGCTTTCGTTTGGTGGGGCCAGTCGTTCATTTGATCTTCTTCTCCCAGGATTGCCACAGGGCGGTGATGGCGGCGATGTGGCGTTCGTACTCCTTCCGCTCACCGGATTCCATCACCTTCGGATAGTGGCGGTGCATGTGGTCGGAGAGTTGGACGACCGCGGGGAATGCCTTCTTGAACTTCGGCCAGTCGATGAGCACCCTTCCCTTGTCGGGCGCCTTCTTCTTCGGCTTGGGCTTCGCGGCCCGCTTCTCGGCACACTTCGGACAGTTCTTCGCCGGCATCCCGGTCCGCACGCACCGGTCGCAGAAGTTGGAATCGACCTTGGCGACGGCTCGGTAAACCGTGGCCGTCGACACCTTCTTCTCGGCCGCTACACGTTCCGCGATTTCCCGCACGGTGGCCGGTTTGCTATCACTTTGAGAGCAACTTTCGCCCTGCTTTTCCAGTGCTTTTTCCGCTTCGGCTTGAGCCTTGAGGATCTTCACCCGCTTCGCTATCAAGACTGCCCGTTCGTCTTTCGCCACGTTCCGCCGCGCGAGTTGGTTGTTGTAGACCCAATCGATCGCCTCTTGCCGGTCCGGGAACGAGAGAGTCTGGTACCGGAAAGGAATGCCCAACTCTTCGCAGATCTTGAACCGGGTGTGACCGTCCAACAGGATGCCGTTCTCCTTCCAGACGATCCCTTCGTCGAGCAAGCCGTTCATCTCAATGTCGGCCTTCAGTTGCGCCCGCTCTTCCGCGTGGGGTTGAGGGAGCAACCCGCAGATCTCCGGATCGATCTTCGGCCTGAGTTGTTTGAGCTTAGCCACAACATTCCTCCAACGCCCGTCGTGCCGACGGACAGGTTGTGTCAATGTGGCGAATCAAAGACGCGACGCCACGACCGCGTTGCTTTGTGTGTCTGTCGACCCACAATTCGGACCCGGGCCAAAAGTCTATCGAGTAGAGAACGAACAGTCTTTTGCCATTGGCACAAGACTCGAAACAGATCTTTTCCCGCTCCAAGATCGCAACGGCGATTGCCCGACGCTTCGCGGACAGACGGGCCTTGTCGATTCGCTGGCCGGCGAACGTATCCCCAATCCCATCGGCGTTCATGATGGTCCTCGATTGGCCCCTCTCCCCGAGGGGGAGAGGGGATAGGGGGAGGGGATTACTTCTCGTCCTTCTCGGCGTTCTGGATCTTCACCTTGATCCGGTCCTTGCCGGCCCTCAGATCGACCTCGACGTTGCCGTGCTGGTAGTGGGTCTTGTCGTGCTGCTTCATGATCTCGATCAGCCGGATCTTAGCCTCACTCAACTCCCCGCCGGCTTCGCTGAATTCTTGCTGGGTCTGCTTGTACGCGACCGCCGCGGTGTGGATCGCCTGAATCTTGTCGTCTTGTTCCGCCCCTGGGATGGGCGGTTGCTCCTTCTCCTTCGCGGTGAGACCGTTCTTCTTCTTCGGTTTGGCCTTAGCCATTGGCGCATCCTGAAAGGGTTAAATCAACCGTCGCGGAGTGCGGCGATTGCGTCTTGAAGCCGCTTGTCGAACTCGAACAACGCTTCCCCGAGCATCCGGGTATACGAGTCGGGGACCACGGATCTCAACAGGGGCGGGCAGCCCGGACAGTAGGACAGGAACCACCACCGAGGCAGCATCGACACGAACATCCCGCCGTGAACCTGGGCCCGGTGATCGTCCGGCAGAACCTTCTTCCGCACGTACCCCATGTGGGCCTTCGGCTGGGGACACTTCAGTTCGAGCCCACCGATCAGGGTCTCGCCGTCGTACACCAATCCGTCCGGGCTCGCCCCGAACTTGTTGTCGTCGGTGATGAGGAATCCGCACTTCTTCACGTCGTAGTTGGTCTGAAGGCTGAAGTAGCGGCGGGCGTCCTCTTCCGTGGCCTGTCCCCATTGCATCGCCCGGGACGTGTAGTTCTCGACCCCTTCCGGCAGCATCGTCGCCAGTCGCTCGCCGATCAACTCGTCGATGTAACCCTCGCACGACTCGGAGAGCCGCAACGTCTTCTGGGTCAGGATCTCCCCGAACCGGCTCGCCGTGGGGATCCCCCGGCGGGCCAGGTACCATTCCTGAGACCCTTGTTCACAGGGGATGTGTCTCATTGTTTCTTCTCGTTGAACTTGCGGGTGAGTTCGTCAATGCAGAGCGGGTACTTCTTGAGCGGCAGCCGGTCCCACGAATCGACCCGCAGCCAGTGCAGCATCCTAGCTTGACTGACCGGTTTGCCGGCCTCTTCGCATTTGGTGAACCAGCCTTCGATCTCCTCGACCTGTTCATCGGAGATGACGTCCATCTGCCCGTCGCGATCTTCGTCGGCCACCGTGACGTTGAACGCCATGCGGATCAGCCGGCCTTGGGCGTAGCTGATACTGGACATGAGCCCCTGAATGTCGCTCTTCGTCTTGCCGCCCTTGGGACCGGCCACGTCGAGAGGGACGTTGTGCAGCCAGGTACGGGCGGTGTGACCCCCGACGTGCCGGGTGTCCATCCAGACGTGCGTCAGTCCTTCACCCGAGCCGACGTCGGTGCCGAACGACAGGGCGAACCCCTCGACGGTATACACCGGCTTCATGTAGGTCTGGACCGTCTCGACCGGAGCGTACCCCTTACCCGTCTCGCTGTTCTTCAGATCCCGGACGACGGTCGGGGCGTTGATCTGTGCCCGGTTCATCGCTTCGTTGAACTGCTTCTCGGCCAGCATCTTCATCCAGCGTTCCATCAAGTCGGTCAGCTTGGCCAACGTCTCGGGCGTCGCCTTCCCCTCGATCGCCGCAGCCAACAAAGGCTGCGGGTTGAAGGTGGCCAGTGCGCTTTCTTCTACCACGGTGAGCCCCTGTTAGAGAGATGAAACAGTAGCGGTCAACGGTTCCTTCGGCGTGATCCACCACGGCGGGTTGTGCTTCGTTTCCCGGTGGCGGGACGGACCGGCTTCGGTGTCCTTGTAGATCACCTTCCGGGTGTCCCGCACCCGAGGCGTCGGCTTGATCTTGCCGGCCGCGATCAGCTTGGCCCGCTCGACCCCGGCCTTCCGGCGTTCCCTGTTGTGCTTGCTCATCGCAGTCCTCTTGAGTTGGAGATGGAAGGTTACTTCTTCTTCTCGACCCGGTAATTCTGGAAGGCGATAGCGGAATCGGTGATGATCTTGAACTGAACTTCGAAGATCCCCTTCGCGTCGGCCGTCTTCAGCTTCGGCTTGTTGTCGTCCAGGAACTCCAACAACATCTCGCCGAACTTGTTCAGCTTCTCGACGTCCGGTGCAGCGGCCAGCAACCGGGCTTGTTCCCTCATATCGGCTTCCGCCTTGGCTTTAGCAGCGGCTTCGGCCCTCAGACGCTCGGCCTCAGCCTTGTCGGCCGCTTCCTTGGCCAGCCGCGCGGCCGTCATCTCCGCTTCCTTGGCCAGCCGTTCCTTCGTCTGTCGCTCGAACTCGGCCCGGTCTTCCTTCTCCTTCGCCGCCCGGATCGCTTCCAGTCGATCGGCTTCGGCCTTCGCCTGGCGATCGGCTTCGGCCTTCAGCGCGGCCCGCTCCGCTTCCAGCTTGTCCGAGGATTCCTTCAGGATGCGGGCGGCTTCCGCGTTAACTGCCGCAACTCTCGCCGCCTCAATCGCGGCAGCGCGATCGCGCTCGTCCTGTTCGGCCTTCCGCCTGGCGTCCGCGGCATCCTGTTCGGCCCGCCGCCGGTCGTCCGCGGCCTTCTGTTCGGCCAACATCGCCGCCCGTTCCGCGGCCAGCGCCGCCCGGTCCGCGTCCAGCTTGGCTTGCTCCGCGTCCCGAATCGCCTTCAGCCGTGCAACTTCGGCCTCGACCTTGGCCCGCTCCGCGGCTTCCAGGGCTTCCCGCTCGGCTTTCTCCGCGGCTTCCTTGGCCTTCTTCTTCTCGTCGTCCTTGGCATCCTTCGCCGCCTTCAGCGGGTCTTCAATCGAGGTCACCTTGGCCAGCGCCTCTTTCGCCCGCAGGTCAACCAGCCGGCCGAACTCCAAGGCGTCGGCCTTCAGGCTCACCCGGTTCCGCTCGATCTCACCCCGCCACTTCCGGGTGATCTGTAGGGCCGACCTTACCCGCTCGTACCCTTCGTCCGTGGCCACCGCCGCAGCGGGATCGGCCAACAACTCGGCACACTCTTTCCGGAGCACGGCAATCGCCGCGTCGTCCGGGCTGTACTTCACCACCGGCATGTGGATTGACGGGGCTTCCACCCCATCGGGCGCGTCGGTCGTCATGGGAATCCTCAGAGAGAAAGAAAGGACAGGTCACCCGGCGGGGTGCTTCTTTTGATCGATTGCCCGCCGGTTGAGTTCGACGTCGTCGGGCGCGGCATAGCCCAACCGGGCTTTGCTCCCGCGCACCTCGACGAGTGTAATTTCACAGATAATCCGGCCGGTCGCCGCATCTCTTAGGATGATGTCGTCGTCGCCGCCGGAATGTTCAGACATGCTGAGAACTAGCATACGCTAACCTCCATGCGTCGGAATCGAATCTACGCGGTCGTCCTGATCGCGGCAATGTCAGCTTCCCACTTTCTCGACCCGATGACGGTCATCTGGACGGCAGCCAGGACGGACAGCCAGTCGCCGCCGACCTTGACGTACAGAGAGCCGTTCCACCGCCAGCCGCACGACCCGGCCGGGAAGAGCCGGGGGTCGGCGGACAGCGGCATACCACCCAGGGCGATAGGCTGCGGGATCGCAGCCCGCACGAATTCCGCTTTGGTCATCCTTCCACCGTCGGGCTCGCGTAGTTCGCCCCGAACACTTCAGCCACGGCAGCGGACGCATCGGACAGGGATAGCCCGAATTGGTCCGATACGTCCCGGTCGAACTTCGCCCGGCTGACGGCATCCGCGCCGACCCAACCCTTCCACTTTTGGAGGTAATCGAACAGATCATTAGTGATCCGCGGCTTAGTCCTGTTGCCGTGTTCACCAGTGTAATTCGCGTTCATTCATCACCTAAGAGGGTGGAGGTTAAAGAGGCTCGGGCCGATGGTCCGATTCCCGCCGCAACAAGCGGCGCCCCGGGGGATGGGGTCTGACGTCACCCCTCCAAGGATCGGCCCGAGCTTTACGAGTATCAGACCGCTTTCGCGTTACGGACTTTGTCCAAGGCTTCGAGTGCCTTCCTCAATTTACGGCAGTCCTCAAATTCCTTGCCAGTCGTTTCGTTCCTGTCCAACCCAACATCTTGTAGGTTGTCGAGCGTATCGCGGGCTTGCTGGGATACCCAGATCAGCCGACGGTAAAGGACGGTCGGGATTGTGATGGCGCGTTTCACGACCGCACCGCCTTCCCCGCCTCAACCATCTCGGGCCGGTGGAACGACTCGAACGGACACCGGGCACCCGGCGCCGGTGTCATGCCGGTGACAATCGCGTCATCCCACGACCAGCCGCAATATCCGCAGGTCTTGCGATCCTTCGCCGGCTCGTCCACGTCCAGCGGTCGGACGGGGTAATCGTCGGGGATCGGCTCGCAGACCATGGCGCGGCCTAACGACCGGTGAAATGCCGTAACAGGGCCAGAGAGAGAATCCGCGTAGGGCTTGTCATCTTCGTCGTCCGGATCGCCGGCAGCCTTCAGCGCCGCTTCGCACTCGGCCGAGCACGCCGGGAAGTGTTCGTACCCGTCGCTACCCGGCACCCAGGTAAACACCGGCCGAACTTCGTCGCACCCGGCGCATCGAACACCGACCGGCTTGGGCTCGGCCACCGCCTTTCCCGCATCCCATGCGGCCAGCGCATCCCGGCCGGCTTTCTCCGCGGCGTTAGCCTCTTTCCGGTTGCAGCCGTCGCCCCAATGCTTGTGCGTCATCGCGCAATGCTCGAATAACGCCCGCAGCGCCGCGATTGCCGCCGGCTCTTCGGCGTACAACGGAATCGACTCTTCCGTACACTCCTGAGCATGGCCGCACTCGCCACACTCGGCATCGTCGTCGTACTCACTGGTCGTTTCCCACTCGTCGCCGCACTCGTCACACTTGTACTTGTGCAGGTGCGCAGTTGGTTCCGGCATCGTCAGACCCTCAAGAGGATAGACAACCGAAAAGCCGGCCGTCCTACCCGGCCCGGAACAAGCCGGGCCGGGCGGGATGGTCGCACCCCTTAGCTTTCGATCTTCCCTCCCGTCCATTCGATCGTGTACGGGAACTGGAATTCACAGAGCAAATCCAGCAATTTATCCTTCACTTCGGCCGAGAGTTTCGACCGCCAGCCGAACCCGAACCGGCCGGTATGGTTGTAGTAGATGACGTTATCCGCGTTGTACCCGTGATCCAACAGCCAGATCATCCCATCCCGCTCGGTCGTTGCCTTCTGAATCGCCGTCGAATACTCGTCAAGAATCTTCACCCGCAGCTTGACCGCCTCTTGCTCGGTCCGCTTCGTCTGCTTGTCCAGATAGACCGGCATCAATGCGGCCTTCTCGTCATCGGTCAACGGTTCCCGCTTCGGCTCGGGCTCGATGACGGGCAGCAATCGCAACAGGTACATGTCTTCCGTCTTCAGGTACGGCGAACCGATGCAAGCAAGGCAGAATCCCCCACCGGGTAGCGGCTTGTGGTTCGGCCCGTAGCGTTCCCCGCAATACCCGCACTTCCAGCAATCCATCCGGGCTTCTGCGAGTTCCGGCGTGACCTCGACCCAATGACCGCACCGGCTTCGGCCACGATGACCGTTGACGTAGACGATTCCTTCCCACCAATCGAACACTCGCCGCCCGTCGGTCGTGTTTAACTGGTTCCCGAACAGGTGATCTAACTCGATCTCGATCTCCTCGACGTCGCCGTGGTTGTGAACCCGGTCGGCGTTATTCTTCGGGTCAGCAATCGCGTGCATCGGATGCCCGCGGCCAGGTACTTCGTTCGCCTTAATCTCGGCCAGGACGGCAGCGTACGCCGGCTCGTCCACAAAGGTACGGTAGTGGTGCAGTCGCACCGGCAACGTCTTAACCGCGCTCATGTCAGACCCTCTTGAGGAATCCCGCACCGGCCGGCGCAGGGAATCCGGCCAGGGCCAAACCCGGGCCGGTTTCCGCGCGTCGCACCTATCCAGGAAATAGCCCACGGTAAGCCGAGTGGTCCGCACGGCCCATGCCGACACACCGCCACTTGGAACCCTTCATCTCAAACTCAAATACAACCCCCGGCTGGTCAGGTAACTTAACGTAAGCCGTCCCGTCCTTCAGCACCGGAGAGGCGGACATGACCGCCCGCTTCTTAATTCGCCGGTCTAGGTGAATGTCCTTGAACTGAAGCATTGCAGACCCTCACGGATTTAATGGTTAGTGTTAAGAAGCAGTAACAGTGTCAGCTTGCGCTTTGTTAACTTCGGGTATCGCCGGCTCGGCACCCGCCGCGGTCAATGCGTCGTTCTCTAACCACGAAATTGCTTCCCGCAGATTGTTGCGGCAGTCCTCAATCAACCGAGCGTAGAACTTCGCCGGCCGAGGGCCGAGGGGATCGACCGTTTCCAAGTAGGACGCGAACGGCTTAGCTAACCCCTGAGACGTGAGAGGGATAACCGAGCACCGGGACAAGAGCGGGTGAGCGTCTATCGATTCGTCAAATAGCCTTTCCTGCCCGTCAATCGTCGTCGTGAATATCCAGCACACATGTCGGGGAATCTCCCCCGTGTCCAGGGTTTCTAGTAGCTCTTCAATGGCTTCCCGCTTCAACCCTTGCGCCTCATTCACCACGAATACGCGGCCCGTCTTCACGCCGACACCCATATACCTCGAATGAGCAGCCAGCGCCTTGACCCCCGGCCCCGTCAAACTCCGGCCGGTCATGCTCTCGATGCAGAGGGGGTCGGCCAACTCCCCGGCCAGCAACATAGCCAGGGACGTCTTACCGGTCCCCGTCTTGCCCGTAATCCAGAACGCGCGGCCACCGACGCCGGCCCGTGCGAATCCCCGGCAAGCGGCCACCGCTTTCGGTTGACCAATTACTTCCTCCCAGGATTTCGGCCGTAGCCTGTCGATCAGTCGTTCCATCATGTCAGACCCTCAAAAGGAAAGCGCCCCGGATTGGGGCGCTTGTGTGAAGCAAGAGACGTGCCGCTTACTCTCCGCGGATCGCCCGGCCCGCGTCCCGTAGTTTGTCAGCCAGCGGGCGGGTCAGCACCCGGTATATCTCCCGTTCCTCTTTCTCTGAATAACCCTTGAGATGAAACGAGTGGCGAGTTTCCGCCCCGGTCGCGTAGTCCATGTTCGGATCGGTTGTCGAGTACCAGACTCGCGGGTGCCAGGTTGGAGAACTAGACGGCTCGACCGATCCCCGGTCCTCAAGGAAGCGAACGGCCAGCACAACCGCCGCCGCTTCTTCGGTCCCGTGCTCGGCCACATCGTCGGCCGACGGGTCTAGCTCTTCGCCGTCCTTGTCGGTCCAGCCACTATCCGAGAAATCACCTTCGGCCGCACTCTCCGGCGTTACCGTCTCAAAACTTGTACAGATTCGCCGCATTGTTCAGACCCTCAGAGAGAAAGGAACGGGGCGCCCGAAGTAGGCGCCCCGAGTAATCCCCTACGCCGCTTCCTGCTTGCGCTCGAAAGGATCGGCTTTCATGGCCGTTATCTCGGCCGACGTGCGAGTACAGAACTTGGCCAGGTCGTCCAGGATCATGCGCAGTCTGGCCAGAATCTCGGCCGCATGATCTTCCCGAGCACCGCCGCACCGCTTCAGTCCTTCCCACTGGTCCTTAATCCCGTCCGCCTCATTCCGCAGAAATGACGACAGCCGCGCCACTTCTCCGGTCAATTGGTCAATCGCACCAATAGCATTGATGGGATTCGTCATCGTCAGACCCTCAGTAAAGAAGAAAGCCCGGGGCGGAATTGCCCCGGGCTCGCATCGATGCAACCGACGTGCCGTTAGACTGCGCCGCAACCCCGCATGATACAGAGCAGAGCAGACCCGGCCCTCTCGCAATCGTCCAACATGACCGACGCGAATTCCCCGGCCCTCTCGGGACAGTTCTTGAATATCTCCCGAGTTTCCCGGAAATAGCTGAAGATCAGCGCGAAGTCTGAATCCTTCCAGACTGACCGGTCGAATTCACCGCGCGGCTTGCTTGCTTCCGTCGTCATGTCAGACCCTCATGAGGAAATAGACCCGGCCGACGTAAAGCAACCGCCGCGCCGTTCATCTCCGGCCGACACACACCGGCGGTTGACCAGGGGAATCGACCCGAGCACCCGAGCACCCGCGGGAATTCCCGGAGAGCACCCGAGCGCATTAAACCGCATTTCCCGGGCTCGGGCTCGGGCTCGCATTCCGAGCCGACGGAATGCCGAGCACCCGCCGGGCTCGGGCTCGGCTCGGTTCCCGGGCGATTGCCGAGCACCTTACCGAGCCCGGGGAATGCCCGAGCACTCGAGCGCAAAAGAAAGCACCCGCGGGAAATCCGCGGGTGCTCGGGTTAACTCGGGCTCGGGTGAACTACGCCGAAAGGGTCTTAGCGTTCCGGAAAGCAATTTGCTTTATGTCGTCTGCCTTCCCGACCGTGACAGAATCAAACCGCGTTTCCTCGCGCTTGCGTTCGCTTCCCTGTCGTCGTCCGCCGAGCAAACCGTGGTCGGCGCTTTCCGTGACAGCCATATACCCAGAAAACGCGCTTCCCCGCATCCCACCGGCGCCACAGTTTTCACTGTTAAACCGGTTCAACATGTCATCCAATAGCGTCGTCCTGAGTTCTACCAAACCGTCGAATTCTTCCCGGCGCTTCTCCAAATACTTCGACTGTTCCGAGCCGATGATACCCGCAAGCGCGTCGGAATCGGACCGAGCCCACACTTCCCGGCCCGTGGCCAATTGCGCTTCCGTCGCGGTTAAAACCTCATCCAAAATCGACCCGAAGTAGACGCGCTCATTTCCGAGCCGAGCCCGGGAAAGCGCGTCGGCGGTTTGCGCGTAGACTTCAGCACCTTTCACAACCAAACCGAGCGCCTTTCGGCATTCCTCGATTTTCGCTCGGGGGTCTCCCGTATGGCGGATTGCAATCCCTTTCCCGCGCGCCTTATTCAGCGCGATTCGATGGGTATTTTTGCAAACCACGTTTTCGCTTGTCGGCACGACTAGCAGCGCTCCCGATCCGTCATGAGATGACGAAAACAAGGCGCTTGCCTCATTTCGCACCTTCCCACCAAACAGCGCGAACGACTGTTTAGGTAAGGCAATTTGATACCAAACCCGAGCCCCGTCATCTAAGGCGCCCGCGGTCTCAAACCGAGCCCCGAATTCCCCGACGATTGAATCGGCAAGCGCGACCACTTCCCGATTCTGGACTACCTTGTATTTCGACCCGACCGAACCGAGTTCTAACCCGGTATCGGTCCGGACGATTGACCACGCACACTTGGAAGCGATTGTCTTCCCTTGGAATTCGTAGGCCAATTCCCGCTTGGCAACGTCGAAATTGGTACCGGAAGGAACTAGGACCATATCCCCGGAAACCGGACCCGAGAAGTGCGTTCCGAGCGCATGCCAGGGGGAGATATTCCCGCTAGTCATAACCGCGACCCGCCCGTTCGTCATGCTGAGACCCGCCCGTTTTGTCGCGCTCTCGATTCCGGCCCGGGTTATCCGTTCCCGGTGCTCGGGTGGGAGGGAAGCAATCAGGGGAACAAGGCGCTTGGCATAATCCCCGTCGTTCTCACCCGTCAAACGGCGCAATTCTTGGTAGGCGCCGCAAGCGATCATTTCCCCGGGGTCGGATAATCCCGCGACCCAGTTAATCGACGACATGTCGTGATTCTCGGAAACCACAACGGGGCGCCCATCCAAGGTAATCCGCGGAGCGCTTGCAACTAAATCGGCAAAGTTCATCGTCAGACCCTCACAAGAGTTAACGGGCCGGAAATCGGCACGTCCCAACAATTCCCCGGCCGATAGCACCGGGGAAACTAGGACGGGCCGGGTCAGACCGTGAACCCGTTAGACTTGGCAATATCCCAAGCGGAATTCCACAATCCCCGTAGTTCGTCGTCTTCAGTCACCCAATCGCCAGTCATCCGGTCGGCATAGTTAACCCGTAGCGCCGCGTCCATCGCCATATTCGCATCACAAAAATCGTGGGACGCGCAGCACAACCCGTCGGCATACTCGGGAGTAGCGTTTCGCCGAATCACTTCCGCCATCTGAGAGGGTGTCAGCCATTCCCGGAGCACCTTGGAAAACTCCCGAGCCAAGTTCACTTCCCGAGCCCGGTCCGCTTTCAATCGCGCATGCTCGGAAACTGCCTCATTAATCCGTTGTTCGTTCTCTTGCGTTGTCATCTCAGCACCTTGGAAAATGGGATTGTGGGAATTGACCAGACAGCGAACCGCATTCCCCGGTAATTCCCACCCGAGCACCCTCCCGCAATTCCCCGGACAATCTTTCCCGTTCTCACAATCCGCGCTAACCAGGCTTAACACAATGTCAGTCGCGCTTTGTTAACCAGGCTTAACACCCTCCCGAGCCCGGAACGACAGGGAAACCGGACAAGATGACACCCGATACCCAGAGTAGACAGGACAACAGCACCCGAGCCGAGCACCTTCACCCGTCGCCACCCGAGCCCGAGCCCGCCCGAGCCGATGAACTCCCCCTCCCATGAGGGACAAGCCCCGCGGCACCTGCACCCGATGGGGCTCGGGGCAAGTTGCGCCTTGCGTCCTACGCTCGCAGTCAGACAGGGGGGAAAGCACTAGGAAACCAAGGGGGAAATGGGCAGGGACCAGACCCGGCCCGGCCCGGCCCCCCGGCGCGCCCGCATTTGATTCACCTGCCTTCTTCCCCCTTTTTGAAGGCCCGCGTCCCATCGGATGAGAGCCTGGAAGCCCGTGCGTCGAGCGTCTTGTCGGGCCGGTCCCAGGGTGGTCGCCGGTGCCCCGATCGTCGTAATTCAGGGAAAAACATCGGTTTTGCAGGGGGTCGGCTTTTCCGCTTGCTGCCGGACCTGAAGGTGTTAACCTGTCGAAACCGCGCCAACGGTGCAGTGTTGTCGAAAGCGAACACATCTGAGCCCGAAAGCCCGATTTTGCCCGTCGAGCCGGAATCGTCCGACTCGTTGAACGCCTTGATTTCCAAGACGTTTCGTGAGTTGGCGGGTGCCCGTTACCGGGAGTACGCCGAGTGGACGGCATCTCGGTTGCGGTTGGAGCGGGCTATGCTGGAAGGCTTCAAGCGGATCGCGACGATCGAGGAGCGTCGGGCCCTGGCTCGGGGCTTGGTCTCGATCGGGTGGGGCTTGTACGAGGACGTTCCGTACGCGGGCAGGCCGCGTCCGAAGCCGGTGGACCGCTGGGCCTTCGGCGATCTGCGGGACGCGATCGTGTGGGGGGTATCGAACCGCGGGGGCTCGCCGCCGCCCGCGTTCGAGGAGATCCTGGCCGGGCTTGCCGAGGGTGACCTGGCGGGTCTCGGTCCGGCGGCGGACGTGCTCGAAGAGTCCGGGTTCTACGACCCGGCGATCTTGTGGTGGATGAGAAACCCGTTCCGACCTTATCAACGAGGAGAAGCCCATGATGGTGATGCCGAAACCGCCGGTTGAGGTCATGACCCCGGCGGGTCGAGGGAAGGCCCACGTCTGGTACGACGACGTCGTGGTCGTGTCGACGGACGACGGCCGGTTGCACCTGTTCAACGAGGAGTGGGTGACGCCCGTTGACGGTCCGGTGTCACCGTCAAAACCGACGGAAAACCAAGGGGCATTTTGCTCTCAAAGTGAGAGCAAACCGGAATTTCGCCGGGGGGACTTGGTCCGGCCGCGGGGGTCGAGAATCGCGTACCGGGTAACGGACGTCGGCGACGCTTTGATCTCGGCGGTGACCGAGCACGGCGGGAGGGCCAGCGGTCCGCCCGACCGCTTCGAGAAGGTCGACACGCCGCTCCCTTCTATTGGGGTAGGGGACATGGTCCGGCCGCGTCGCTCGGGCGTGCCGGGCGTCGATTACCGAGTGATCGATATGAGCTTCGACAACCAATGGGTGAAGGCGATGAGCACGTCGGGCAACACGGTCGACGGCCCGATCTCCGAGTTCGACAAGGTCGAGCCGACGACGCTCTGGTCGAACGAGTCGAAGGCCCTCCCTTCTATTGAGGTAGGGGATTGGGTCCGGGCCAAAGGATCGAGGAACGACGCGGCGTATTGGCCGGTCCGGGAGATCTTGCCCGGCGACAAGGTGGCCTTGGAGGGCCCGAACGGCGAGCGGTACGTCAACGAAGTGGGCATCCTCGAAATCGTCAGGAAGGCCGACAAGCCGAAGGACAAGTTCAAGCAGGGGGACTTGGTGACCGGGTACCCGCCGAACATGGTCTACGAGATCGTCAAGCCGCTCGGCGACGGCGTCTACCTGGCACACCAAAATGGCCGGCAGGTCCATTTGGAGGAGTCGCGGATCCAGTCGGCCGAGGATTCGTTGCGGGCGACGCCCCCGGTCCCCTTGAAGTGTCCGGGCCACCGGATCGAGTACGGCCGGTGCATAATCTGCGGGGTGAGCCTGGCCGCGATCCAGATGGCGAAGGAGGAGTATTGGGACAACTCGCCGGACGCCGTAAAGCACATGAGCGGCGTCCCCGTCGGGTACGACCCGCGGCCGAATCCTTACCTGTCCGACCCGGCCTTGGCGAATGCGATGATCGGGGCCCCGAAGAATGCCCGGCCGATGCCGAAGTGGTTCGTCGACATCTACACCGCGGCCATGCTCAACGGCACCGAGCCCATCAAGGTCTCGGTCGGCGAGCACGAACAGGTGGTGAGCCGTGAAGACTTCCGGACGTCGTTCGAATAGACCATCCCTTCCTTCTTAATGGAGATCGTCGAATGGCAGTCACGTACTCAATTACCGTGAACTACGACATCTACACGGAGGAGTTCAACGACTTCATCCAGCGGTTGATTAGTTGGGCGCCGGAGATGGCGGAAGACGACCCCCCTTTAGTCGACCCGGTGCTCAAGGACTTCAAATTTCCGGAACGGGTCGAGCGGGTGTTCGGCATCCGCAAGATCGACTTCAACCTGCCGAACCCGATCGCGCTCGCGAACTGGATTTGGCTGATGCAACAACTGTTGGTCTACTTGGTGCAGCGGTGGCTCAACATGAACAAGAAGACGCCGATCAGCCAACAGGAAATGGACGACGCGGTGGCTTACTCCCTCCAACAGTAACAGGTCATGACGCCGCCGTTGCACTTCTACCCCGGGGAGCGGGTCCGGCACCGGAAGACCGGAAAGACCGGTACGGTGTGTGCCCGGGCCCGCGTCTCGCCGGGCTCGGTCGCGGTCCGGTACGACGACGGCCGCGAGTTGGTGTCGCCGTACGGCCGGTTGGAGCTTATACCGGCAGACGAGCCCGTGGTGTTTCAGGAACCTATCGAGATCGAATCATGAACCCGACCGATGCGGACCGGGAGTACGACCGGGATGGGGCGTGGGAGCGGTTGCTGGACGAAATCAATCGGGACGCGACTACGGCGTATGCCGACCCCAAGGCGATGTTCTTCGCCGAACTGGACGCCGCCGCCGCGTTCGCCCGGCGGGAGTGCATTGACCGAATCCGGGAGATCGCACACGTCGAGAGAATTCCGACGCACCTGACACCCCGGCAGGTTATCAACCTTGTGGCCGACCATCTGGCACTCCTCCCCCCGGCCCCCACGAAGGAGTCCCCATGAATCCCGACGACGTGACCCCCGCCGCACCGCCCGACGCGGACCTGATCCGGATGAGCGTGCGGGACATCGTGGAAGTCATCATCGACCGGGTGCGGACTAGGGACGCCCAAGTACGCGAGACCTTCGTCGCCGTCCCCATACCCGGCATCGCTGAACTTATCGCCGACCTCGAACGGCGGTGCTCCCTCCCGCCGCCCCCGCCGGCCGAATTGCCATGCAACTGCCTGATTCCACAACTCGAAGGGAATGGCATTCACAGTCCATCATGCGATGTGTTCAAGACAATCTCCATACCCCCGGCGGGACCGGGGGACGCCGACGCGACACGGCTGGCGTTGGCTCTACGCAACCTGACCCGGATCAAGGCCGGCGAACGGCAGCGTGCCGTCTACGAATTCGATGACGAGGAGATGGACGATTTCATGTACCGGATGCTGGAAAACAGGTACGTGGCCGACCTGAAAGCCGTCGCCGATGATTATCCCCGCCTCGCCGCCCGGGTGGAATCGGTGGAGGGGGAGTTGGTGGCTTCGGAAATAGACAAGAGGTTCTATCGTAGGCAGTTGAACCTAGAAGAAGCCAAGGTTGCTGAGGCCAGGTCCGAACGCGACACCGCCCGTGCCGACGTCGCCCGACTGGAACGCGAACTCGCCGGGCGGACGGTGCCGGAGAAAGTGCAACAGGCGGTAGACCGATGGCGAAAGCATCAACAACGCAAGGACGAAGCCGACAGCCCCTACTACATGGGCACGTTCAACCAGAACGACGAAGCAATGTTGCTTCTCTCGCGTGATATGCGAATCCTGTCGGACGCCTTCGTCCTCTCCCTCAACGCCCCGCCTGTGGAGGGCAAGTAGATGGACTATTTTTGTACCGTAGCACCGATCGGGATTGCCACGTTCATCGCATTCGTCTCAGGCGTGACCGCCTTGTGGGAAATCAAGAAAGAACTCGGCCGGATCGCCGACGCCTTGGAGGAACACAAGGCGGAAAAAACAACGTAAATCCAAGGGGCAAACTTGCTATCACTTTGAGAGCAAACCCCAAAACCGAGGACGCGCCAATGATGCTTCAGTTGAACCCGCCGCTCCCGCTCGACACGCCCAAGGGCCCGGCCGACGCCCACTTCGTCATCGACTACGGGTCCGAGGGCCACATCCTGTTCGTGACGTTCGTGCGTCACTCCGGCGAGTGTTGGACCTGGCAGGCCCGCGAGTGCCAACTTGAGAAGAACGTCACCGGCGGGATCCGGTCGTGTCCGGAGTGCGAGAACAAGCAGCAGACGATCGACGAACTGACGGCTGCCAATCAGGACTTGGACAGCCGATTCGACCAACAAATCGATCGGGCGAACCAGTATTACGAGGAGATGACCGCGATGAAGCGGCAGGCCGAGGGCGTTACGCCCGCGAAACCCAAGATGAAGTACTCCGTCGGATGCCAAGTGTTCCTCGACGGCGACGACAAGGCGACGCTCGTCGTCGGCTTCCACAATCCCGACGGCACCTACGGCGTCCGATCGCAAGACGGCGACATGATCGCCGCGTGTGCGTCCGAGTCGAGACTGTCTGATACTTTGCCCTTCTAGTCCCATCCCCCAACAAGGAGAGTAAGCCCGTGGCCAAGCCAACAAAGCCCAAGGCGATTCCGCCGATCGTCCCGGTGTTCGAGGAATCGGAGATCCCGAAGTATCAGGTCGGACCGGTGGACAAGGCCAAGCCGACCGTGCCGTTCATTCCGATCATGGAGAAGGTTCGGGCGTTGGCCGGCAAGTCGGCACTCATCCTTCAGCACCCGAACGCGACCCAGATGGTCCGCAACCTGAAGGACGCCTTTCCGGAGTTTGAGATCGTCACCCGCACTCTCCGGAACGACGGGAAGGAAACGACCGGAGTGTGGGCTAGGCTGAAGGTGGCCGCACCGCCGATCCCCGAGTCCCCGAGCCCGAATCCTCTCACCGCACCGGACCTGGGATGAAGACTGGTACTACCTGCCAAGCCCGGATCGAATCGGTCGTCCTGTCCGACCGGGCGATGGTCCTTCGGTTCACCTACCCGGCAGACCGGCGACCGCCGAGTCTGACCGGGTACGGTCTCGGGGCCGAATGGATGAAGCCCCGGCACATTTCGCAGATCGCGTTGGCGATGGTCGAAGCGGCGAAGGTCGACCACATTCAAGATCTGGAAGGGCGGATCTGCGCGGTGTCGTTCGACAAGGACGGCGTCATGTTGGGCATCGTCTTCGAGGACAAAGAGAACTTCGACGTCGTCTGGTTCCCCGACTTTTGCAAACCATGAAGAAGATCGACGCCAGACTCTACGGCCCGCGGGCGTTGTGTTCCCGCCTACGCCGCGCCTTCGGGACGCGGGTGTACCTTCGCGACATGTACGGTCTGGTCGTTCCGGATCTGGAACGGGCGATCAAAAGGTTGCAGGCCGAGAAACTGTGCAAGGTCGAGAATAGGTGGGAAGGCGGTCGGGAGCGAGTGGTCGTGTCGTTCGCCGAGCCGTGTGGCCGCATCCGCCGGCCGGTCCCGCAGTACCCAGGCGGTCGCACGAAGCGACGACAGTACCTCAAGAAAACGGCGGTGGTGTGGATACTCGGCCAGGAACTCAAGCCGTGCAGTTCGAACCGATCGCCGGCCCCGGACGTCGTGTCGTATGCACGGATCGGGGGCCGGGTAGAATTGATCCGGTTCGTCGGGAGGGTACAAGGCGGATGGCTCGTCCAACCGGCGTGAAAACGCGCAAACACGTCTACAGCGGTGCCGATCTCGCCCGCCTTCAGGACCAGGCGAATCTTCCGCTCACCCCCGAGCAGAAGGCGATCGCCGCCGAGTACATGGAGCGGTACCCGAAGCCGCTCCAGGCGGTCATCACCGTTTACCCGTCGACCTACCGGAAAGCGGTCTTGCTCGGGGCCACGTTCGAAGACCTGAACCAGACCTGTTGTCTCGGCGTCATCCGGGCGACGCGGACGTGGAACCCGGCAATCGCGACGTTCGACACGTACGCACTCGAAAAGATGCGGGGCGTCGTTTGTTGGTGGTGTGCCTACGCCTGTCGGGCGATGCGGTTCCCTGGCAACGGGGCTTTCCAACCGGACGAAGACAAGGACGACGAACGCGCGGCAAAGGACGTGGATCTGGACGTGGTGATCGACGCCGTCGACAAGGTGGGCCGCTACCTTCGGTACGTGCTCCCGAGGGAACGTCTCGTCCTCCGACTCCGGTACGGTTTAGACGGCGTGCCAATGACGCACAAGGAAGTCGCTGCGGCACTCGGAATCAAACGACAGCGTGTCCACCAGATCGAGATCCGGGCGTTCGAACGAATCCTGAAGAGGGTGTCATGAAACGGGCCCAATCGATCCGCCTTCCGCTCCAACTCATCACCGCTTTCGACCAGCTTTACGCCCGCATCCCGGTCATGGAGTGCAAGGGTCTCTGCCAGGATTCGTGCGGGTACGTCCCCATGTCCGAGTTCGAGTGGAAGCGGCTCGTCGCCCGGCACGGCAAGATCCCGGTCCCCCGAGGCGAGCACGACTGCCCCTTCTTAATGGAGGGGAAGTGCCAGCACCACGACATCCGGCCGGTGATCTGCCGACTCTGGGGCCAGGTCGACGCCGAGATGATGCGATGCCCGCACGGGTGCGCACCCTCCTTATTAATGGAGGGAGAGGCGTTCGATCTACTCGCCGCCGCCGACAAGATGGGCGGCGGACCGGTGCCGGATCAGATGGAAATCGTGATGCGGGCAAACAAAAAGTCGGAAAATAATAACGTTCGCAAATAGGCGCGCGGATGCTTCCGAGCGCGGTTCATTTCACTCGTCGCAAGTCTTTCTCTCATCTTCCCTTCCGTGCGCTCGTTTGCTTCCGCGCATCGAATTCTCAAAGCGAGAATTTCACCGACACGAACTAGGGTGTCACACCCGAGTTGTCAGTGAATTCCGGATCCCGGCTTAGGTTGGTCCCCGTTCGACGCGCCAAACGGAGACCGACCAATGCCGATGGACCCTGTTACCACGAATTCGACCCCGGTCAACGGACCGGTTACCGTCGTTCCTACACCCCAGCCAGCGCCGGGGGTTATCCCCCCCGCCGTTGGCGCGTCGGGGCCCCCGGCGGTAGCGGTCGTCCCGGCCGTTACCCCGGCGGTTACAGTGCCGGTCGTTCCGCCGACTCCCGCGGCACCGGTGGAATCGCCCGAGCTTACGCAGATCCGGGCGGACCGGGCTCGGCTGGAAGCGGAAGTCGCCCGGCTCACGCCGTACGCGGCTCTCGGGTACCGGGCGAGCCAGGCCCAGCAGACCGCACCGGCGACTCCGGCAACGCCCGCGCCGGCGCCGCCGAAGGTCAACGCCTTCGGCATCCCCGAGATCGATCCGAACCTCGAATCGTGGGTTCAGACCGACGCCAACGGTAACACGGTCGAGATCCCCGGCGCCCCGCCGGGTGCCGCGTCCCAGGTGATCGCCTACCGGCGGGCGATGGCCAACGCGATCAAGAAGTTGGCCACCGATCCGGAAGGGGCTCTCGGGCCGATCCTTGCCAAGTACGAAGCCGCCGCGACCGAGAAGGCACAGAAGGCGTTCACCGAGCAGCAGACCCAGGCCCGGAACACCGCGGTCGCCGCGCAGATCATGCAGAGCAATGCCGAGTGGATGTTCGCGAAGGACGCCCAGGGCCAGGAAGTCGTGGTCGCCGATCCCCTCACGGGCCAGCGGTACCGGAAGCGGACCGAAGTCGGCGACAAGTGGGCCGAGGCCGCACAGCACATGATGAATCAGGGGATGACGGATCCGGTCCTCATCGACGACATGGCCAAGAGCTACGCCCACCGGTGGGCGTGGACCCAGGCCCAGACCCAGCAGACGGCGCCCGCGGCGCCAGTCGCCGGGGCGGTCGTGCCGGTCGGGGCCGCTCCGCAGGGCGCCCAACCGCAGCCGACGGTCGACCTGAAGACCGCGTTCTTGAACCGGGTCGCCGGTGCGTTGCCGGGAACGGTCGTCCCGCCCACTACGAGCGCGACGCCTTCGACCCACAAGTTGTCGATCCGCGAAGCCATGCTTCAGGATTTGCTCGCCGCGGGTTACACGCCCGGCTCTCGGTTGCCGATGGCTCACCAGCAGGCGGGCTAGAGCCGCCCTACCTCGATCGGAGTAGATCATGGCAGCGCCCTGGGAAGGTGTAGTCCAGACAACCATCGCGAATTACATGCGCGAAGTGTCGGACAACACGATCCGGTTCCAACAGTTCCTCGCGCTGCTTCAGTCGAAGGGGAACATCCTGTACAACCAGGGTGGCACCCGGTTCGAGTGGAAGGTTCAGTTCAAGCAGAAGCAGATGCAGACCTACGTGGACGGTCAGACTCCGGTGTTCGACCGGATCAACCGGTACCAGTCCCCGACCCTTCAGTACATCGCGTACCAACTCCCCGAGTCGGTCACGAAGCTGGAAACTCTGGCCAACCAGGCGCCCGAGGCGATCGTCAGCCTCATGTCCGGTAAGGCCGAGTTGCTGGCGAAGGAAATGAAGCAGCAGTTCGGTTCCCAGCCGTACGTGGACGGCAACGCGAGCGGGAACGAGAACAAGTTGCAGGGCATCGAGTCGATGATGTCGATCTCGGGTGCCGCGACCAACGGGTACGTCGGGATCAACAACGACACGTACGCCGGCCTGTCGACGGCTCTCGGGGCGCTCGGCGGAACGTGGACCGAGTCGAGCGGTTCGAACACTTGGCCGCGGGGCTCGGGCTCGGTCGACTACGATTTCTGGACCCCGCCGGTGGTCCTGTACGACAACACGTCTTTCGGTTCGACCGCCGCGTGGTCGAACGACTGCGAAGAGGTTCTGTCCTTCGCGATCATCCACTCGCACCGCAACGGCGGTCGCCAGGGGATGCTCGACTGCTTCATGCTGGACCGGGAACTGTACCGACAGTTCATGGCCTTCCAGCGCAGCCGCCAGCGGTACGAAGTCAGCCGGGGGGCTTCGACCACGGGCCAGGCCGGCGTCATCATGGACACGGCGGGCGGGACGCTTACTTCGATGGGCTTCCCGGGCGTGCTCTACCACGACGGCGTGGAAGTGACCCAGGAGTTCGACGTCACGGTGAACCGCGGGTACGGGTTCAACTTCGACGAGATGCAGATGCTTTGCAACGACGACATGCTCTTCAAGACGGAAGGGCCGGTCTGGAACACGTTGCTCCAAGCGTACCTGTTCTTCTGCGGGTACTACGGTCAGCTTCGGATCAACCCGCGGGCTCAGTGCTCGGTCCGGTCGACCGCCGGTACGTGATAACCGGGGCGTCGCCCCATTGACCCCAGGCCCGGAACCTTCCACCGTCGGAGTGAGTCATGCCGTACCCGACTACTAATGAGCCGCCCTTTGGACGCGGCCAGTACCAGACTCAGGCGTCGGACCAGACCGATACGAATATGCCGTTCGCCGGCATTCTCGGTCAGTTCTGGGAGTTCGACGACTTGCTTTGGAACACCGGGGCGAACGGTCCGCCGGACCGCCGGTCGAGCGGCAAGGTCATGTGCATGTTGGCCCGGAATGACTCGGGGTCGGCGATTCTGCCCAAGGCCCTTTGCAAGCCGAGCCCGTTGACCCCGGGTTCGATGACCGGTCTCACCAGCGACTACACCGACCGGTACTTCCCAGCCGACGAATTCCTCCCGGCCGCGGGTGTACCGGACGACGCGATTTTCTGGGTGGTGGTCGAGGGGTTGTGCAAGGTGGTGACCGCGGCGACGGTGACCGCGAACATCACGGCGGGCGACTACCTGATCGCCGACGCCACCACGGACGGGACGGTGAACATCTTCGACTTCTCGCTCGTCCCGACGACCGGGACGCCGGCTTACAACTACTGGCAGGCGTTGAAGAACGCCCGTGCCCGTGCGACCGCTGACCGGGCTTCGTCCGGTGGTGGAGCGGTGACCATTACGGTCGACATGACCAAGGGTTAATCCCCCGGGTCGGTTCCCGCCCTCTTTCGGAGTCAGTCCGTGGACGAAACACTCGCGCTTCCCTGGGGGATCAAGTCCGTCATCTTGACGTTCAAGATCCGCGACCTGTCGTCCAACAACGGGGCCGGCAAGACGGGGCTCGCGTTCGATACGTCCGGGATCGCATTCTCGACGATCACCGACAACGAGGCGGTCCCCGTCGTCTACTCATCGGGGGCTTCAACTCTTGAGGCCCAGGCGGCGGTAGGCGCCTACGTCGCCCCCACCGCCACCAAAGCCCGGTTCGTCGCGGTCGACGGCACCAACAACCCCGGCGTCTACCAGTTGTCGCTCGCCGACGCCCGGTTCGCGGTGGCCGGGGCCCGCGAGTTGAACATCACGTCGCTCGCGATGGCCGATGCCGAGCAGACCGACATCAAGGTCTTGCTGACCGGCATCAACAACATGGTGAACGGGAACTCGGGGATGGTCGTGAACAACACGACGATCGCCACCCGGGCGAGCCAGACGTCCTTCACCCTCACCGCCGGCTCGGCCGACGACGACGCCTACAACGGGTGCATCCTCATCACCCGCGACCAGACGACGCCGGGTCAGATTTCGATCGGCGTCGTGCTCGATTACACCGGGGCGTCGAAGACGGTTACTCTGGTCGGCAACCCCGGTTTCACGTCGGCCACCGGCGACTACGTGACGATCCTTCCGCCGAACGCGACGACCGCGGAGATCGAAGCCGCCCTCAACGGGGCGACGGTCACCCTGAGCGGATCGACCTTCATCGGGACGATGACGATCTCGATCCCGTAGCGGCGAGTGCATTATTCCAAGCCGCCCGTCCGAGTTTCGGGCGGGCGGTTTCGTTAGGAGAGCCCATGCGACCGAGCTACTTCCAGTACGGCGTGCCGACGACCGCCAACGCCTATTCGGCGGGCAACGTGGTCGGCGGGCTCTTGCCCATCCCGTACCCGTCGGGCAGCGGTCAGTGGGTGCTCAAGAACCTGTACGTCATCGACCTGGCGAACCAAGGCGCTCAGTTGATGGCCCACTTCTTCCCGAGTCTGCCGGCCGGGACGTACACCGATCAAGCCGCCCTCTCGTTCGGGACCGGTGCGGCGGCACTACTCGTCGCGTCGGTGGAAGTGCTGGCGGCGACGTACAAGACCCAGAACGCGGTGTCGATCGCCGAGACCGCGTACTCGGTCGGCGGGTACACCGACATCCCCGCGACGGGCGGCGGATCCCCGCTCATGTACGTCCTTTTGACCACGACCGGCACGCCGACCTACGGGGCCGGCACCCACGACGCTCC